GACCATCAGGACCATCAGGGCCATCAGGACCATCAGGAGCATCAGGGCCATCAGGAGCATCAGGGCCATCAGGACCATCAGGAGCATCAGGACCATCAGGAGCATCAGGGCCAACAGGGGCAAAAGGACCAACAGGAGCAACAGGAGATAAAGGACCATCAGGGGATAAAGGAACAGGATCAGGATCAGGAGAAACGGGAGCAACAGGATCAACGGGAGCAACAGGATCAACAGGAGCATCGGGAACGTCAGGAGCATCAGGACCAACAGGGGCAAAAGGACCAACAGGAGCAACAGGAGATAAAGGACCATCAGGGGATAAAGGAACAGGATCAGGAGAAACGGGAGCAACAGGAGCAACAGGACCAGCAGGACCTGTAGGAGCACAAGGACCACCAGGAACAACAACAATAATTTATGATACAGGATCACAAGGGACAGGATCATGTAAATGTAAATGTAGTAAAGTTGTTATAAATAATAATATATATTATAGATAAAATCCAATCACAACATATTTGATATAATTAATCAAGTATTAAGTATATCAAAAATAATATTTCACTGAATAAAGTTATTCGGCAGAAAATACAATATGATATTTCAATGGAGTAAAATTATATCTATAAATAATAGATATAATCTGTAACATATTTAATTATTTTTTATTGGCAAAAGGCCCACTTTTCAATAAACTGAGTCCATTATCCGATTTTCCCAAAACAATATTTTCACCTTCAAATAACTCTGATCGAATATCCGCAACAGAAATTTCATCACCATTAGACTTATCAAGAAGTGATTTTTCTTGTGTATTAACATTATTAATACCGACCAAATTTCCATCTGCATCAATACTTTGTGTCAAAGAAGATCCGGTTTTCTCTGCATTGCGAATATTTTCTTCAATCGCACTTTTCTTACTTTCTTTGACACGCTGTTCAAATGCATTTTTAGCAAAACTCTCATTCTTTGTTTTTTCATGCATTAACTGATTCAATTCATCTTCCATGTATTCAACGCGTCCTGTCTTATATGCTTCTGGTTCCCATGGCATCCATAATCCGACAGGACCGACATAAACATCATGATTAGGATCGAGTTCTCTCAACATTTTACATCGTAGTTCAGCCTCTTCTTGTGTTGGATATACGCCACGAATTTTTAAACCACGAACAGATGTCTGAAAATGGTATTGAGTATTAAATTTATTATCCATTTTTTCTTCATTCTGGTCTAAAAATGTTTTAAAATCATCTTCAATCGCAGTTTGAATAAGTTTCTCTCTCTCTTCTTTTACAAATTCATTGAAATCATTTGTAATATCATCGAAATTTAATTTATATTTAAAAGAAAGAAAGTTTAGGAATAATATTGATTTTTCCATGCTTTTATTAAAATCCCATGATTTCAAAAACTCTTGAAAGTAAAATAGTTGCTTATCTTTAAGGATCTTATCAGGAGATACAAAAGATACACATACAAATTTCTGTCCAGCAATTGGTTTATCTTCCTCTAATAAATCGACAATTTTAGAACTATTTGTTGATGATTTATTGATTGTACTCATATACTCTTTTGTATTCTATATATTTAAGTATTTATAAATATTAATATTATTTTCTACTAAAATAATATAATGTTTGATATTTCCGAAATAATCAAGAGAATCATAAAGTATTTAGTAGAAGGTTTAATGGTTGCCATTGCTGCATACGCAATACCACAACGATCATTAAATATAGAAGAAATATCTTTGATAGCATTAACTGCTGCTGCGACCTTTAGTATATTAGACTGTTATGTTCCAAGTATAGGGGTATCAACTCGCACAGGTGCGGGATTCGGTATAGGCGCAAATATGGTGGGGTTCCCAGGAGGGTTATAAGAATGTAAATTATTAATCAATAATATCACATAAATAAAAATATGATATTATTGATGTGATTTTAGTAAAAATAATAAACATGTAAAGTTTTGTTATAAATTATATATTATATGTCAGGTAGATCTTTATTGGTATAATTTCCTTCTGTAATTAATGAAACAACATGTATTCATTCAGGTATAAATAACAATCCCAATTTATCAGACAACATAAATCATAGTATTCATATAAATGGGTCAAAGAGAGAATATACAACTCTAAATATGAGAACACATAATAAAATAAGCATAAATAAAGTACTACTATGTTTTCCAGGAGGAGGAGAATCTATAAATACCTTTATTTCATATACACAATTTGACCAAATTAAAACTCCTGTCATCATTTTCTTAGGTCAACAATCTGCGAATACATATTCATTTCAAAATGCATTCCCTTGGTTATACGCGGATGATTATCAAAATGATGTATTATTCGTAGATACTGTTCTTGAAAAGCATTGTATAAATGTGCCACAAATATTTTTAACTGGGAAATCTGATGGAGCTGGATTTGCTATTTTATACTCGAATCTATCGATTTATAAAACGTATATAAAGGCAATTGGTATTTGTTCCGACGCCCATTTTGGAATAAATAGCAGAGAAAATATTGGGAAATATAGTTCATCAAATTGCTTCAAAGGTAAAGATGGTGTAATTATTCCTTACAATATAATATTACCTCCTCAAAATGTCTCTCTATTTATAATACATGGAACAGCAGATACAGTTATGCCTTATTATGGAAATAATTATATAAACTCTAGTGCGATAACGCGTCGTAATAATACATTATGGAAAACGATTGATCCGTCTATAAACGGACCACCTGTTCAATCAAATGTAACAAGTAATACATATACACCGAATATTAATAATTATGTTGAAAAAATGAAGACAATTTTTCAATTCAAAAAAGCGTATTTTATTGATGAACCGAATTATTCATTACATACATATAATAATAGAAATAATAAAGTAGTTAATTTTATTACGATAACCGGACAGAAACACTGCTGGTCAGGACACTATTATTCGGGACAAGGTTCGAGTGAACCAACAAATTTTTACTTAGATGCAACGTATCTACTCATTTTATTCTTCGATTTAGATAGAGGAAAATATATTCCGACTATAAATACGACACCTGATGTTTTTTTAAACTATCGCAATGAATCAATCTTTGGAAAATCCACCTTTGCGAAAGGTTGAACCAAATAATGCCGTAGGCGTCTACTTTTTCAAAGTGGAATTTTAAATAGTCGAAATAAACTCCCAATTCAATTCTTCGCAAATTTTGCGCCAAATAGTATCTTGTTCAATCAATTTCTCTCTATCTTTCAACATAGGTATTTCTTTTAAATAAGATGTTTCGCCAAGCAACTCGAAGAGTTTATACAGAACATAATAATAATGAAGAAAATTCACTCTATAATCAGGACAATGTCTAGCATATGGATATTGAATTTCCATAAAAAAATTACATAATGTATCTTCTAATTCTTGAGAAATAATGGGTGGTGGAATACCTAGTTTATCTTTAATAAAATTAATGTGTTCATAATACTTATTGTATCCCAGTTTTTTCAGCAACAATTTGGTATCATTATATGTGAGTATATTGACCTTTATTCTCTCTTTTTTTATTTGGCCCATTAAACTTTCGATAACGTTATTAGGAATCAATGTTGTTTCTTTACCTTGGAATTGTGCCAATATTTCTTTAAAATGGTTAATTTTTTTATAAGCATAAAAACATATTTCTTTAGGAGGTTCTTTATAGGACGGTTTATCATTTTCAATAAGAAATTTTTTATTACTAAAACATACATTACACATTAATACGCCTTCATCATCCATAGGTATATATTCTCCTTTATGACAATAAGAACATATATCGCTTTGTTTGAGATAGTCATCCGTATTGATAAATGAATTATCGATATTACTCAAATATTTAGAAAAAATGTTGTGATTTTTCTTCTCTATTTTGTTGGGTTCAACTGTGTCATTTTTTTTGATTTTAAAGAATGCATGAAGCATATTATTTTTATTAGGAGTTTCGCCTTGAGAAATACTTTTTTTATTCTCAAAGTAGTCGAATATATATTTAGAATTATCTAAATAATAGTTTAATCTTCTGTTTTCCAGTGTGTAAATATGTTTTTTTATTTCTCTGATTTTATCTTTCATATCCATAATTTGTTCAATATTTAGGGTTTTATTTGATTCTACAGATTTACTTAATTTTGAAAGTTCCAAATGTAACTTAGGCAACTTATCGTTTTCATCTAGATCAAATTCGTTGATAAAATCATTATGTTTCGTATCTAATGAAAAGAGAACATTTCTGTTTACTTTTAATTGTTTAATTGGTTTCGGTTTAAAAGACGGCATATATATTTTTTATATTTATTATTTAATTCTTAATTAAGTAATATAATAATAAGTATAAGTGAAAATATAAAATACTATATTTAAATTATGGAGTTAAATATTCATTTAGAACAAGACCAGAACATAAAAATCGAACATATTCAATTTCAAAAAATGTTATTCATTTTTAACGCAATTAATGATGGATGGGTTCTTAAGAAAGAAGATGATTCTTATATATTTACAAAACCCCATCATGGCAAAAAAGAAATATTTAAGGACGAATATTTGTCAACATTTATTAAAAAGAATTTTAATTCCAGTAATTTATTATCTTGACTATATGCTTTCTAAATAATTTTTTGTAAAATGTGTAAAAATTGAATTGTGTAGGTAATTATTAATTTTGAATTAAAACTCGAAATTTTTTTCTTTAGCAATAATATAAACTATGGGCGGTGGTTTAATGCAATTAGTCGCATATGGCGCACAAGATGTTTACCTTACAGGCAATCCTCAAATTACTTTTTGGAAAGTGACATACAGACGATATACTAATTTTGCTATTGAATCAATTGAACAAACATTTAATGGACAAGCGGATTTCGGGCGTCGTGTTACATGCACAATTAGTCGTAATGGAGATTTAGCATATCGCACTTACCTTCAAATTACTGTTCCAGAAATTAATCAATACATGGGAAATACAACATCTCTTGCAATGGGTGCTCAATCTGTTTATGCCAGATGGTTAGATTTCCCTGGTGAACAAATGATCGCCCAGGTTGAAGTTGAGATTGGTGGTCAACGCATTGATCGTCAATATGGCGATTGGATGCATATCTGGAATCAATTGACTATTACCAAGGAACAAGAGAGAGCTTATTTCAAGATGGTTGGTCAAACAACTCAATTGACATTTATCACTGATCCTTCTTTTGCCGATGTTGATGGTCCTTGTGATTCTTTGGCGCCAAGACAGGTCTGTGCTCCTCGTAATGCTCTTCCTGAGACGACTCTCTACATTCCTTTACAGTTTTGGTTTAACAGTAATCCCGGACTTGCTCTTCCATTAATTGCTCTTCAATATCACGAAGTGAAGATCAACTTGGATATTCGACCTATTGACGAATGCTTGTGGGCAGTTACTAGTTTGTCATGTAACTCTAATGGTTCTAACCCATCGAGTCAATTACCTATTGGAAACACGGTTTCGGCAACAATTGCCTATAACCAGTCTATGGTTGCTGCCTCTTTATATGTTGACTATGTCTTTTTAGATACTGATGAGAGACGTCGTTTTGCACAGAATCCCCATGAATACTTGATTACACAGTTACAGTTTACTGGTGATGAAAGTGTTGGATCGTCATCGAACAAGATTAAGCTGAACTTTAATCACCCAGTGAAGGAGTTGATTTGGATTGTCCAACCTGATCAAAATGTGGATTACTGTTCTTCTCTTTTGTGTGATGCTCTTTTATTTAAAGTGTTGGGAGCTCAACCATTTAACTACACTGATGCAATTGATGCGTTACCTAATGCGATCCATGCCTTTGGTGGGCCAACAGAAGTTACTGCTGGAAATTACATTGATGCCCGTGGTTTGTTCGAGGATGCAGGAGCAGAAGATGCTTGGACTCCAACCAACTTTACTGGATACTGGAATGGTCCTAATGATCCTTACAATGAACCCAATTTTGGTGGAAAGAATGTTCCAATTAACCCCAACTTTGTGGGGAATAACGCATCTCTCCAATCCGCATTGGCAAGTGTTGGAGCTGGCAATTTGAATGATATTACAGGATCAGGATTTGGTTCTGGTAGTGGATTACCCGCAGTTCCTCAATATGTCTACCACAATAACCATAATGCCAACTCTTCTGTCTCTGATGCTGGAACATTTGTTCTCTCTGAGACTTCAGTTGATATGCATTGTTGGGGACAGAACCCAGTTGTTGTTGCCAAGCTTCAACTGAATGGACAGGATCGTTTCTCTGAGCGTGAAGGATCTTACTTCTCATGGGTTCAACCATTTCAATGCCACACACGTAACCCTGATGAGGGAATCAATGTTTACTCTTTTGCTTTGCGACCTGAGGAACATCAACCATCTGGAACATGTAACTTCTCGAGAATTGATAATGCGACTCTTCAATTGGTGTTGTCGAACGCAACAGTCGAAGGAACAAAGACTGCCAAGGTTCGTGTTTATGCCACTAACTACAATGTTTTGAGAATCATGTCGGGGATGGGTGGGCTCGCGTATTCCAACTGAGTGGATTGGGTGTATATTTTATACATACATATATATTCGTATATTTATATTAATTTCAATATAAAAACTTCATATTATAATAAAATATAATATGAACTCAAAAATTGAATCAGTTATTGATGAAGGAGAAAATAATAATACAAACAACATCAAAATGAAACCAACATATTCAAGCAATACAGAATTAATGTGTGGCGTCATTAATTATAATGGCAAAACATATTACGTTGATTATAGAGAGAAAGACCGAATTATTAATTTTGAAAAAAAATTCGTCTTTGTCAATGACGATGATATATATCCATCGTATTGTAGTAATTATAAAAGATACACTTATTTGGAATTTATATTCCATGTAAACACAGAGACTGTTCATTATACATTCAAAAATGGAAATATATATGATTTACGACAATCAAATGTCAGAATCTCTCATTTCTACGCCAAAAATATAGAAGCAACTTATAATGTATTGGAATATAAAGAAGGACATTATTATACATTGGGACAACATGCTGGCGTAATGAAAAATCCAATGTGGAGAATATTAGAAGACGATAAAGAATATATATTAATGTATTGTGAAAAAGATACTATATGTAAATTATGCCATGAAAGTTATCAGAAAATATTGGACTATGAAACAGAAAACAATAATGGTAAAAAAATGACTTGGTTTAAGCATTTAAATGGATATATATTGAGTTCTGGTAATTTATTTATCCATCAGGTCATTACTGGATGTTATGGGAATGGCAAGGGAACGAAGGTTATTAGTGTCGACCATATTGACCGCGACCCGCTCAATAATACGATGACAAATTTGCGTATCGCAACGAGAAAAGAACAGGAAGCCAACACAAAAGGAATTATGGAAGCAACCAAACGTGCCAGAAAAACGAGTGCTATTGCCCTACCAGAAGGAATAACTCAAGAAATGATGCGTAAATATGTGGTATATTATCATGAATGGTTGGACAAAGACCGAACAAGATCAAGAGAGTTCTTCAAGGTCGAAAAACATCCAAAATTGGATAAAATCTGGTGTACAACTAAGTCGGGAAAAATAACTATCCAGTCAAAACTCGATGCAGCAAATAAGGTTGTTGATGACTTAAATGAAAACATACAACCATTAAAAAGTGAGGCTACCTTACCTAAATATGTATCACTAATAATTGCGAGGGATAAACCACATTTAGTATTTGAAAAACGAATACTAAATGGAAAGCGTTTGAATATCAAAATGGTTCTTCCAGAAGAATATGACTTAGATGAGCAACTAGATAAATTAAATGAAAAAGTTAAAGCAAAGTATGAAGGCGAAACAATTATTATGATCGAAGAAGCATAAGATGTATTATATTATTTAAATAAATAACATATTATTTTTTCTGTGTATTAAAATTCAATTACTTAATTCAATTTATTATGAATAACAAATATAAAAGAAAAAATATACATGAAATTGGAAACAATATAGAATGTAGAAGAAAAAATATATTTAGATGAATATCAAAATATATTCAATGTGTTTGAATTTGATAACAATTAATAGCATTATAATATTATTATAATATATGACAATTAAGGTCGACAATTTTATTAGTAACTCTTTAAAGAAAAACAATATCTATCGGGTATTTAAGTTAAATCCTAAGCTATTAAGGAGTATTCAAAATAAAATAAAAAAACATAATATTGATATTGATGAAAAACAACTCGATAACGAAATTAGTGAATTTATAGATGAGTTTAAAAAAGTATTATCTAATAAAAATTTCAATTTTGCGAGTTTTTTTAAGAAAATGTATAACAAAATCATAGAATCATATACTTCTTCAAAATCGAATGATAAATCACAATATGGAGGACGCATTACACTTTCTAAAATAGTAAACAATATTAAATTGTTAATTGTTTTGACAATATTAATAAATGCTGCTTCTGCAAATGTAGAAATAAACGCAATTGATGCAACAGAGTGGTGTCGTAATTTTGGTGTTGTTCCTGGTTCACTTGCAGAGGTGAACTGTCCGCAATTTATTTATGCATATAATTTATTCAGATATTGGTGGGTTGGACCACCAATTGATTTTGGAACATGGCTTCAATGGAATAATTTTAAGTTAACTTTATCTGATGATCTCATTAATGAAAATCATGTAAACGATTTTTCTATATTAATTCCAGATTTTCGTGGGATACAAGGACTATTATCAATGTCTGACAATCCACGTTATACGCCACCAGTCCCTGATTTCGATCGAGTTGAGCAAGAAGAACGCGCTTATAGACAACGCCATCATCCAACAGCGAGCATTCAAATGAATCAATTTCCAGAAGCTCTGAGAAGACAACGAGCTAGTGAACCTCTTCAATTACCTGCACCTCAAGAACGACTACTCTTACCGAGACCACCTCAACGTTCTCGCAATATTCCGTTACAAAATTTAGGTCAATATTTACCAGCACCTCCAGAAATGCTTCTATTACCGTCACCACAACAAGCTGAATATATGAGTGCTATGGGATTTGTTTTATTACTAACAATTACTCGTATTTTTTCACCGAGACGATTATTAAGAATTGCAGAAGGACAATATGGAGATGGCAATGAAGGTGATGATGACCAGAGTTACGGAACATCTGGTTCAAATACTCCAATTTTAACTTCGTCGAACACATTAACTGAAATATTAGGAATAATACATGCTACTAATGAAGAAGAAGAAGCAGTAAAAGAATATGGCGTAATATCAATTGCTGCCGCAACTAGAATACAAAGTGTATTAAGAGGTAATCAGACAAGAAGTAGATTAACCACAAGACAACGCGCATCAACTCGTATACAAAAAATGTTTAGAGGTGATAGAGCAAGACGTTCATTAAAACGTCCCAAAATGAAATCGAAAACAACGATTTCACAAGTTCGACAAAATATAATAAAACTAATAAAAGATGAAATTGGTGAAGATATACTGGAGAGCGAGATCGAAAAGTTTACAATTGATGAATTGATGAATATGATTATTAATATGCGTAAAATACCAAATTATGCCACGAGAAGGTCTAACTCTTCAGATAATAGTAAAACTCGCAAAGCTAGTCCACGAACGGTAAAAGCAACAAGTAAAATACAAAAAACATATCGTTCATATTTAACTAAAAGACTATTGAGAGAAATCAAAGCACTCATCGGTGAGGATTTAACAGGAAAAGGCATAGAAGATTTAACAGTAAATGAGTTATTAGATTTTTTAAAATATTATTTAGACTTGTACGGAGTCGGTATTCCAGCAAAGAAGGCATTAGAAGAATTCAAGAAAAGATTAGAAAATCGTAACAGGTTATCAACAAAAGCCAGATTTATTACTCCCAAATATGGTGTAGGAACATATGGTAAACCTCTAACTTTCTTTGATACTGGCGACCTACCCATACCAGAACGATATATAACTAATGAAAATGGAGAATTAGTAAAAATACCACTAGAAGAGTATATGATTTTATTGAATAATCATGGTTATGGTGTTCATGAAAATGGTAGAATTTTCCCATTACATGGATTTACTTATAATTCAAACGAGGCCGAAGATTATCCAATTATAGAAGAATATGTTCAACGAACCGAAGCTGCTCAGGAACGTGGTTATGAAAGTCCTAGATTAAAAAGAATGAGAGAAATGAAAGAACTGAAAGAGTCTAAAAATAAGTATAAATAATAGTTTTAAAGTAAATTGTGTAATTTGAAAAATGATATAAGACTCGATAAAGTCTTATATCATTAAAGTAAATTCTGTTGTTGTTCATACTTTATTATGCTATTTAATACGACAAACTGTTCAAATGTCAGTAGTAAGTGAAATAATATATGCCATTTATACCACAATGGATTATTCCCTCTGTGTAGTTTCTCAGATAGATAAAATGTATAAGGCAGAACCAGAAGACAACAATAACCTCCAACTATAATGAAATTATTATTATTATATTTAATATGAACGATTCCATTATAGACAAATACAGCAATCGATAATTTGGCATAAAATAGATCCAAATTTCGTCGCCATGAATATGTAGCTTTTCTCCAATAATTTGCGCTGATAGTAGATGTAAAAAAAAGAAATGTAGAGTAAAAGAACAATTGATTATAATATGCATATGTGGATGATATAAGAAATAATAAAGATGACGCAGTTAACCATTTCGTTTCATTCCATTGAGCAATATATATTTCTTCTGCGTTAGTCATATTACTTAATTTATATTTTCTTTGTTTCTTTAAATATAAATTAAATTGCTTATTTAGTTATTACCAAAAGAAAAACACAGAAAAAAAATATCATATCTTAGAATAATATTATTATGATTTATAAAATATTATTATTATTGTTTTAACAGAATAGTTTTGCCATGTTTCGCACTTCAGGTTTATTTTCTTCTTTGTAGAACAACTTATTGACTTGTGTTTCATCTCTCAACCGAATCGTATAATCTTGTTGAATATTATTGCGACCAATGCGACCAAATGCCTGGATGATCTTCTCTTGAGTAATAGACAGATCCTTCGCCAAATATCCATGACAGAACTGATAATTTGTTCCATAAATATAGTCGCTTGATGCGATGATCATATATAACTTCTGTTCATTTGCAAGACGTTTAATAATTTCTGTGTAAGCAATACTGGGGTGATTTGTAAAGACTCCAATACCCATCAATAACAGAACTTTCCAACTGTCATCGACATCTTTGAGCATCATAATATCGACAATAGTATGTTCATCAATATCACTGGTAAACGCACGATGATTGTTGCCAGATGAAGGTCCCCATTTCTTCAAATGAAGCAGTTTATTCGGGATTAGTGTATCATTCAATTGGGCGGACTGGATCATTTGTCGATATCTTTCTATTTCATTCTCTAATTTTGCAATAGATCGACCATCTGAGTTTGAGTCAGATGCCAATTTGACTTTATCCTTCTTCTTTGATTTTTCATTTCCATCACCACCCGCATCTGCTGATGCCAATGATTTTTCAGTGAGTAATTCGAGTTCTTGTTCTAATTCTCCAATCTTTTCATTGATCGCGTTATTCACTGAAATTTTATCCAGAATATCATTCATCACTTTTTCTGGTATTTGTGACTGTTGTATATAGAACTTGGCAATCTTTTCAACATTGTTCGTGAGAAATATTGTCGGGCCATCTGTAAGAGTGAATGAATCTTTGGTAGTGACATAGATGCCGGTTTGTTCTTCTGTTGTAGGAAGCAATTGAGAAACACTTTGCGTTCTGGATATCGGTGCACCAGCGATTTTTGTAGTAGTAGTAGTAGTAGTAGCAATATTGGATCCAACACTCGCCGATTTGCGAATTTGATTACCTTTGACATCTACTTGTGGATTAGATTCAATACGACGCACCTTCTTTAAGTTCAAATGATTATATATTCTGGCCCATAGATGAGGCGAACCTACAACGAGGGATTCCAATAGATCGATATAGTATAACTTTATTGATGACATATTCACATCTGCAATAGAACGGAATCGCTCATTCAATCCAGAATCTGCAATTTTGGACAGAATATAGATGATAAATTTGACAATCTCTGACAAGTCAAGATATCGTAAGATTGTCATATTTTCACGGCAATTGTCAACGATACGACGAACTTGTTCAGGATCATCACTTAGCAGATGCGGAACAATTACATATCCAAATTTATTGATAATCGGTATCGACTTCTTTGAATCATAACTGACAATACTATGTATTTCTGTATCAGGAAACTTGGTGCGAAAGGATGCAATGCTTGCTTCAATTTCATACAGTTTCGGCAATGTCGCAGAAGATAACACCATATTCGGGATCAAATTATTCGTCCAATTGTCATGAATAATGCTATGAAGTTCATGTTCTTCATAATCCATCGTGATCGTCGGTTCATCCCAATAGGTAATAATATTTGGTGCCTTATTGAACGACAGCATATAATACATTGCCGGTAAATAAGATTTGACATCACAAATCATGATTTCCACTTTTTCACCAACTGAATTATCTACTTTTCCAATACCACCAGAACGTCGATGTTTCGTATATTCTTTTGCTGCGAAATAATGAAGACGAATATCGGCAGCACTTTCACATCCAAATGCGAATGCAATCTTTTTTCCCATTGAGATTGCAGATTTCGCCAAAGCGAGACCAACATGTCTAGCAGCACAAACGAAGATGATACGTTGACCAATGCGTTCTTGCGTTGTTGGACATATCGTATACCCCTCAGATAAACCAATTGGAGATAATGTCTTGCCTGTCCCTGTGGGAGCGATATACAGAACCAACTTCGATTGTTGACGCTTCGCAACTGTAAACAATTCTCGCTGATGCTCATAGAGAGTAATATCAGAATATTGTAATAATAACTTGTTCTTCTCAATGAAGTCAACCGAATTTTGTATCACTTCTGTCATATTTAGTTCGCTCTCAAACTTCGCAATAATATTATGGCGAATGAACAACATGACATGACTATTGATACGCAATACGTTCATTGTTATCAACTTGTAGAGTGTAAAGTAATGAACGCACCATTTACCATTTTCTCTCTTGTTTTTCAAAATATGATCCACCAAGTTCATAAGAAGATATTCGAATATTTCCATATTATCTGTCAATTTGCTGGGATCATTCTTTTGAATACGAATTTGATCCGCTTTTTTGATTATTGGGTTTGATTTGATAGTTTTATCTTCATCAAATTCGAATCCATACTCTTTGAACCCATCAATCTTGGATTGAAAGTAATTACAGAAGAGATAATCATCCATAACTGGCGAATAGTCGACTTTCAAATATCCAAACAGCGAAACGTGTTTATTATATTTGATATCAGTGTCATGAAATCCACGACAGATTATATTCAGAACTTCCTTCTCATTCTCAGAGATAGGTAATTCAATATTTGCCCATTCAGTCTTATTCAATTTGCGTTGATTGATATCCATTGTAAAGATTGTTTTTGCTTGTTTAAACTGATTTATAATATAAATTATTAAATCAATTTTTTATAATTTATATTATTGTTATTGATGAATGATTTATTTATTATGAATATAACTTATGTCAACTCCAAATATTGAAGATTCGAATACTTTTTACATTAAAACATAATTTAAGTATTAACTACTTGGATTCTTGATTTATGAAAAAAATATTCAAATAAAAAATCCAAATCTTGTTCTGTATTAATTATATTACAAAATAATTCGTTTATGCTGGGTCGCAATTCATCACACACCATTTTTGTAATTGCTATTATGTCTTTATCATATAATGGTTTAATATCATCGAATTGCTTTTTTAAGTCTGTAAATGATTTTTGATTATCATCTAATTGCTTTTTTAAGTCTGTAAATGATTTTTGATTATTAGAATCAGAAACAGTTTGTTGATTTCTTAAATCTGTAAATGATTTTTGATTATTAGAATCAGAAACAGTTTGTTGATTTCTTAAATCTGTAAATGATTTTTGATTACTAGAATTATTTTCATACATCTGCTTTTTTAAATCTTCAATTGAAATATAAGTATAATTATTAATTTTTTCAATTTTCTGTGTTAAATCAAAAACTGACATTTTTAGGGTGTAAAATTCTAAAAATAAAGGTTCATATTTATTAAGTTTTGAATTAATTATATTAATTTGATTATGTTGATTCGTTAAAATTTTTTTTATTGGAGCAAACATATTTACACAAGGTCTATAGTTATTATTTACAAGACGTCTAGGTCTATAGTTATTATTATAATTTCTATTACCTATAGTGTAATTATTAGTAAAAATTAAAAATCTAGGGCGCATATATTAATTATATCAGATAATAAATAGAATTATAATTTATTTAATCAATACAATACAATACAAATCAAGGATTAGAATCAATATAAAATGTAACAATTTATCAGAGAAATGAATATTGTATAAATATCAAAAAGAAATGATAGTCAAGAGCGAATACGTATACGTATGTTAACATAATTTTTGATGAAAAATAGTATGTTAATTTATTAATAAAAAAGAATATAAAAAATTGAAAAGGATTCAAGTATTTAAAATAGTTTATTCAAGAACAACAATTAAAATGACACAAATCATCAGCATTGAAGGAAATATTGGTTCGGGAAAATCCACCTTTCTCTCTTATTTGAAAGAATACTATAAAGATTCAGAAGTCATCTTCTTGAGAGAACCAGTTGATGAATGGGAAAAAATCAGAGAAAAAGAAACAGGTGAAACAATGCTAGAAAAATTTTATGCAGATCAACCTCGATATGCGTTTTCATTCCAGATTATGGCATTTATTAGTCGTTTATCTCTTTTGAGAGAGATAGTCAAGACAAATCCTTATGCAACAATTATCACTGAACGGTGTCTTCATACAGACAAGTTAGTTTTCGCAAAGATGTTATACGATATGGGAAATATTGAAGATGTAAATTATCAAATATATTGTCAAATATTCGACGAGTTCGCCAAAGATTACCCAGTTCAACATATTATTTATATACGTGCAGATCCAGAGATATGTCATGAGCGTATTCAACTTCGTTCCAGACAAGGCGAATCATCAATATCATTAGAATATTTAACTCAGTGTGCGAAATATCATGATGATATGATTGTTTCATTGGACAAAAGTCGAACAAATATACATATTTTGGATGGAAATGTAAATATACATAAAATGGGTATACCATCAATTAATGCGCAATTAATACATGATATTATAGGAGATCGTCACAGGCGACGAGGTCGTGACCAATATATCAGTTGTTAAATCATTTAAAGACGATACATTAATAATGTATAATAATGACGGAATACAGCACATCAAATATGGTGACAGAAATTAATGGTTACTTGAATAAAGTAAACCATACTTTTTTTGACGCGGTTGTCAAATTAGATCATATTTTAAATAATGACATTGAAATTGGAATTGACGATGAACGGAATGATGTTATTTTTCGTTTGAAATTGTTGGCGCATATTCAAGACTCGTTATATAATTCAGATGAATATTCTCAAATATCTTTACGTGATCTAGGAATCGCGGTTGATTATAAACTCGCTCTACCAGGAACAACATTGGATCTTATTTCGGTAGAATGTGTAAAATTTATTCAAAGTTTCAATGAATTTGGTTATACATCATCGTGTAAAGAAGAAATGGTTGAGTATCATAAATTGATACTGCGAATTTGGTTATATCATAACTCATTTGTTTCAACAAATGATGTTATATTTCGTGGCGATTTGACTGATGACTACTTTGAGTGGTTTATTTATAACAAACTGAAAGACGAGTCATTAGAAACCAGGTGTGTAGGAATGCACGATGCTTGGGCACTTGCTTTACTTTATGGGGTTCAACATACTGGTGAAAAGTATGTCTTCAATCCAAAGAAAGAAAAAGGATTGTATCCTGATATAACAGATGAAATCGACGACGCCATACCAATCATCAATCGAGTGAACCAAGAAATAGATACAACTTCTTTTGGAAAGAAAGATCTTGTAAAGGTTGAATTCGACGATTTATTCAATGTTGAAAAGCGAACTTTGCGCCTTGAAAATAGAAGATTGGTTCAACTTGTTGATTATAACCATCTAACGACTGAAGAAAAGATTAAGGATCTTGTTCCGGCACTCGTATGTTTTTACGTAAGTAACATTTTAGTTAAATAAATTAATTATGAATTTATATATTTAGAAATTATATGTGTGATGAACAGATAGATTTTATGATTTCATGTCCTCATTGTAATGAAATCATAATGGTTGAGAAGCTAAATTGTGGTATATTTCGTCATGGTATTCATAAGAATACATTTCAACAGATGGATCCTCATTTATCTAAAGAAAAATGTGAAATACTTATTTGTAATGGGGATATTTATGGTTGTGGAAAACCATTTCGAGTTTACAAGGAAATGGATAAATGGATCATTGAAATTTGCGAATATATATAAAACCCAATTATTGAAAAGTAAGTAACCTATTATTATGGGATAATATAGAAGTTGTTTTATATTTTAATATATCAGGTTCTTTACATGTCGTAGAGAATTCGCCGTCTCCGTATATGTCTTGTAGTAGTAACCATTCAAAAAGACCACCTAAATAGATATAGATATTTTTGAAACCTAGATTTGTAAGTTGTTTATATTTTTTAAATATTTTATCATCATCATTACAGTTTTTTCCATAAATAATAATATATGTATGAAATTGTTTCGAAGTGATATATTGATTAATCATGTTTTCTTCATCTTGTGCTAAAATAGTACCATAAATCAGACACTTTTGTTCATTTATTCCCAATGTATTAATCATGATTGATCCTGGATACGCTTGTCGACAAATAAGCTGAACATCTTCAAAATTCACTTTTTTTATAGAAGATAATGAATTACCCATTTATTTAAATAAGTTATCTAATATTTAAACTGTTTCCATTTTTTTTACAAAAGTGAAAACAGTTGAGTTAATTGAACCGCACAATTATTTCGACTTCTTCTTTTTTAATACTTTTTGTTGCCGAAATAGATAATTCTTCTCTCTTTTTTCTAGTCTTCGCAGAAGTGTCTGATTTCTCTGATTTATTACTATTCGTATTAGAATTTACATCTTTTCTCTTACTCGTACTATTTCGCTTATTCATGTCATTTTCGATTTCTTCATAATTATCTTCAATGAACTGAATAATATTGTTTTCCAAAGTCCATTTAAAGAAGTTAAGTTGTCCAATAGTTGTTTCGATATGTGTGCCATTTTCATATGGAATACTAATTCGTTCCCAACGACAAAATGGATCAAAATTCTTCTTACTATATGCCTTCAATTTCAACTTATAATCGACATATACTTTGAATCGCCTGTCCTTACCATTTTTATCGAGAATATTATATAGAGTAAAATTTTTCTTTGCATAATTAGTGGCAAACCAATCCACAATGCGAAGTGAAATTTTGGTCTCTCCTGTAATAATTTTTAGAATCCGTTTTAAATTATCATCTTGTTTATAAAATTCCATAAGTGTGTTCATTAATAGGTCATTTTGAGTGCTATATGTGACTGATGACATAGATATAATGAAAGATATATATTTCTTTTATATACTTATTTGATTTAATTATTTTTTACGTATTTCTCATGTTCTAGTAAATTGTCAAAATAATTGTTAGTTGGATTGAATGGATTATATCCTCTTTGTCCGATCATCTCTCTTTCAGACATTTTATTATATGATTCTTCTCTCTTATTCGATTTCGTCCATTCATCCTCAATATGCTTTAAAGAGAGTTGATCTTCATTTTCTAGTAAACAACGATTTGCTGTAACATGATTAGAGGTTTTACGTTCTTCTACACTAATACTATTATCTTTGATAATTTGCGATTGTCCTACTGAACGCCGTCGTAGTGATCGTTGTGGTTTATCTCCATAACTCCAAACTAATTCTTGCATTAATTTAATTTATAATAATATTTAATAAATATAGAAATCACGAGTAAATATAATTTTCAGTTATTATTTTATTATTTTATTATTTTATTTATAAAGTAGAGGAGTTTCTTCATTGAAGGTAACAATATATTTGTCATTATTATATAACATATCTTCTGTATAATTTTTCATTCTAAATTGAAACTTGTTAAAAAAATCGAGATTTTTCGTGTATTCGTATAAAATAAGTCCATTACCATATTTATTATTATCAATAAAAGATGTGTATTTGTCATTATGTGAAAATAATTGCGTAACATTATAATAAGAAGAATTATTAACTACATTATAAATAACATCAGTAAATAAAGTCGGTCCAGTTGCAATAAAAATATTTTGTTCTTTGGCATGAATACGTTTTACCATTTCTTGAATGACTCTTAATATGATAGGATTGTTAGCTGCGGTCATAAAACACCATTGTTGTATATTACAATCTCCATCTAAGAAAAATAAGTGTTCTAAATTTGGATCAATAAATGAATTTAATGAAATACTAATATTACTGTCTAAATCTAAATATACTCCACCGTAAACATACATTGCAATATATCTTAAAAAATCACCTTTTGCTGCTCCAACGTTTAATTTATTGAAAGCATTAAGTATATTTTCGTCAAAATATTTATTTATTAAATCGATGCCAATATCATCTGTTATAAAAATATAGTTATAATCATCGTTAATTTTTAACATATCCATAATACTGCTATAAATAAATTCGTGAATATGATTATTTTTATAAGTTTGAATAATATTTTTTGGGATTTTACTTTCGATATTGATATTATTAATATTTGTTCTCTCAATAAAAGAACTAATTTCTCTTTTCATTAATGAAAGTAAAAATTATTATAAAAATTACAGAATTAATCATTATCGATATTAATACGAACAATTTTCATATTTTTAGTAAATAGAAAAGCATCCTTTCTTATTCGCCTTCGTTTTAAATTACATTCTAAACAAGAGAGAACGATATTCGTCGATATATGTCCTAACTGATTATCTATTCGGTCTAAAGTCCATTGTTTTTTCTCTCTAGCAAACTCATATAGTATATACATTTGTTCAGAGCAATAATGACAATGTAATTCTGTTTGATTCATCATATCAACAACTTCTTCTAATGTGACAAATGTAACATGATCAAGTCGTTTTTTAATGATATCTTGTTGTTTATAAGATGCAATTTTCTTTTTCAATTGTTTTTCAATGAACAGTGATACTGCTGTAGGCGGAATTGTCTTATTCATAATGTGAATCAAATGATCCTTTTGATTATTATCCAAAAAGAGAGAAAGAGAGAAAGCTGGTTCATCACGTATTTTTTCAACAGTTTTGAGTGCAATAATTTGTTTTGGAACCTTCATTGCATTTTTCATTTGGTATCGTTGTCCAGTTCCTATAATATCAATTACTTTTGTCGCATCATCCATAATATTATAATTATATATTTAAAGAAATCAAGTTAAAATTATAGTTATATAATAAGTAAGATGAATTTTAAAACTGACGAGTGTATTGAGTTGAAAAACATACAATACAAATCAATGCTAACTGGTGGAAACATCATTTGCGATCACAAGACTGAAATTATCAGTGATTTAAATGTTCTCGATAAATTTCTTGAAGATCACAAATTACACAATCAATATGATAACTGGAATAAAATGGACAATTCCAGTAAACTGAGAAAATTATTAAATTATACAGAAATTTATGTTGAACACAACAAACTAACACCAACAGAAAACGAAATTTTAAAAACATTTTTCAAAGACTGTATTCAAAATAAGCAATTGATGCGTATTAAAGATGTTGTATATGATAAACAGTCGAAAGAAGTAAAAGATATACCTCCTTTACTCTATGATAAACCGACACAAACATTTAGTCTCAAAAATATTGATAAAGCACGAATACATACTCTTAAAAATCTACCTCCTCCCAAGATACGTGGAACATTGAAACATAAAATTGTCGAACTTGTATCGACATCTTCTGTACAGACTTGTGTATCTTCGACATCATAATCTACTTATGTAAAACCATCGTAGATGTATATTATTCTTTAAACAATAATATATATCATATAAAAATTAATAATGTATTATAATAAGAATAACATGACTACTTTGAATGAAGAAGAAGTATGTTCTATGTTATTACAATTATTTTATGATTATATCGAATTACATCCAACGCTCATTAGCGATCCTTCTTTTGAAGATGACATGATTGAATCTGTAATCGAATTGATTCAGCTTTCTCTGAATGAAGATATCAACTTTTTTAAAGTTCAAATTGGGGAAGTGGACACAGAAGATGAGATAGAAACTATCTATGAATTCATTGATATAGTTATACCTATGTTCTATGACGGCATATATACACGTCGTTCTTATTCTGACAGTATTATACTATCATATTCTATCGAAAAAAGCGTAATTGCCAAAAAAATAGCATATTTGTCATCAATGCCACAACCGAATCAGAGAACTGATGAATGGTATGCTTTTCGAAATAATCTAATCACAGCAAGTAATGCATATAAAATATTCGAAAGCAATGCACAACAAAACTCTCTCATTTATGAGAAATGTAATAGTAATCTTTCATTGACCTTAAAAGAAGATAATGATAAGATCTGTTATGTAAATACAGAAACAACTCTTCATTGGGGACAGAAATATGAACCATTATCTCTTCTATTTTATGAACAAATGTATAAAACCAAAGTGGGAGAGTTCGGTTGTATTCAGCACAATAAGTATTCATTTATTGGAGCATCGCCAGATGGTATTATTATTGATCCAACAAATAATAGATATGGACGTATGTTAGAAATCAAAAATATTGTCAATAGAGAGATAACTGGTATTCCAAAGAAAGAGTATTGGATTCAAATGCAACTACAAATGGAAACATGTGATTTGGACGAATGTGATTTTTTAGAGACAAGGTTTGTAGAATATGAGAATGAGTTGACATTTTTAACAGATAGCGATAGTTCTCTCTTTACTTCTAGAAATGGAGAGAGAAAAGGAGTTATACTTTACTTTTCCAATAATATGACTGGAATACCCTTATATATATATACGCCACTAGAAATGTCTTATTCTGAATATGAATCGTGGTCAGAGAAGTTGATCGAAGAAATGTTAGATACACGCACTGATTTGACTTGGATAAGACATATTTATTGGAAACTAGATGAACTGAGTTGTGTCCTTGTTACACGCAATAAAAAATGGTTTACTGACATTGTTCCAATAATGAGCGACTTTTGGAAGATCATCGAGAAAGAGAGAATAACTGGATATGAACATCGAGCGCCGACTAAACGGGTACCGAAAATACAACAAACAATATAAAGAGAAAAATCATTTATATTGTTTTTAAATATTATATTTACATTACTGTTACACAGAAAGCGTATATTTATTATTTATAATATATTAATTATAAATAATGGAATCAGTCCTATTGGAACCAGTTACATATTATAAACAACAAAAAGGAAAAGACATTCGAAGAATATTAGGAGAAATTATTGGTAAATTATTACAGGTAAATACAGAAGATACTAATTTAATAAATTCATTAATACATAATATTCATAATGCTTCTCTCGTAATAGATGATATACAAGATGATAGTACGTTAAGACGAAATGAACAATGTGCTCATATTAAATACGGTATTCCATTATCAATCAACGCCGGTTATTTGGAAATTTTTAAAACGTTACATATAATACATACTGCTTTTAAGAAAGAAACTGTTAGCAAAATAATAGAGTATTTGAAGTATATTCATATAGGACAAGGGATGGATATTTATTATACACAAAATAAATTTATTCCATCATTAGAAGATTATACAACGATGATGGTATATAAAACAGGGTATGCTTTTATTATACAATTCGAATTGTTAATTGATAAAAGTAAAAATGTAATTTTAAAACAAAAACACGAACTTGTAAAAACATTGTTAATTAAATTATCTATATTTTATCAAATACGAGATGATTATATCAATCTAACAGATCCAGAATATTGGGGAAAAAAAGGATTTTGTCAAGATTTTGATGAAGAAAAGATCAGTTATTTAATTACTTATTTTAAAACGATGAATGAGACAAACGTGATCGAAATGATGAAAAACAAAACAACAAAAGGGAAAATACAGATATTAACATTGTTTAATGAAACTGGTCTATTTGATATCATTTATAACAAATTAACAGAATTAAAAGGAGAAATCTTAAGTGAAATGAAATTAGATTATATATTTGACCATTTACCATTTCATAAATTTGATATAAATGATGTAGAAAAAATATAATATGATGATAAATATATTATGAAGATAGATTATAAAAATTTTATTGTTTTTGTAATGATTTTTATGATTTTACAATTATTTTTATGTATTACAGAAATAATTCCTTATTCAAATATGATTTCAGATATTCAAGGTTATAAAATTAATTATTTTAAAACTATAAATAATAAATTCACTTTAAAATGGATTTTTATATTTACTATATTTTCTTATTTTACTTTATTATTTACATATTATTATATTATTATTCCTAAAAAATCATTACTAGAAGGGTTTATTTTTTTTAGTGTATTATTTATGTATTGGGATATGAATTATTTGGTATCTTTTGACAAAGGCGTTAAACATTTATTAGTTTTATTATATGATACATTTATTGTGGGAGGAGGTTGTATGGTAATATCTCAATATATTTTATACAATTATTATAATATACTTAAAAATTATATATTTTTATTATTTATAATATTTTTATTATTTTATATAATTGCGTTATATAACGTGTATGAATATAATCCTGATTTATCTAATATTAATGGGGTAGTTTTATTTTAAATTTATCAAACATTTTAAATTTATTCAATGTTAAAAAACATATGGATCCAATTAAAAATCCAATATTCATTAATAAAATACTATAATTACCTTCATAAATATACATTGAATAAAATGTCATATAATAAAAAAATACACATAATAAAATAAGAACAAATATTCTTGCATATAATTTTTTATCACTAGAGTGTTCTGGTGTAAAATAAATATCACTTAATACAATAATAATATTTATAAATATATTTATGTATAATGTAATATTCTTATAATCACATAAATTTATTTCATTTAATTTATTATTTTTTAAATAAATGAATAAATGAAATAAAATAAAAATACCAGAAAGAATCATGGAATAAAACCAAGTATCCTCATTCATACAAGCAAAATCTTTCTGTTCTAAAGTATTTTTACTATCAGTAAGATTATTAGTATAATATTTATCCATTAAAAAAGATGAAAATGCCATAACAAACCATAAAATAGAAAATATTATATCATTATAAAATAAAATAGAAAATAATGTTATCACAAAATATTTTAAAAAAGTTAAATAACAAATATTAACATTAAATTTATTATCTATAATATCATCGTATATTTTAAATATAATACCATATGAAAAAGCCAATATTAAATTTATAGAATATTCCATTAAATTAGGTAAGTTAATTAAAGTTTTTAATTAACTTATATCCAAAAATAAAAAATACATTAAATTATTCATTTCAATGGTTTATTTTGTTTCAATGTATCCATTCAATTCAATACTTTTTCTAGTTCTCCTCGCAAAAGTTGTTTTCTATTTTGAATATTTTCTCTGATATTATTGTGCGTATTTGTATTTGTAGATTATTTTGAATATTATTTTCTTCTGTTTCTACTTCCCATAGTAAAGCAAGGTGTTTTTTTGCTATGTTTTTTGGTTCGATCTTTTCGACATCCTTTGGATTGACCTTTTCGGCGTCCTTTAGTTCGACCTTTCCACTTCCCGAAGTGGGAGGCTCCGCCTCTGTTGTACACAGTAACAGCAACCTTTGACTCAGGTTGATTTCAGGAGGTTGCTGTTGCGTATATGTTTTAAATTGAACCTGGAAGATTTCACTAATAATTGTTTCGTTTGTCTCATTTTGATTTTGCATTTTGTTTGATTATAAGTTGATTGAATTGTTTTATCTAAAAACAATTCAATTTTTTTAATTACTTTTATATATAAATTTATTATATTATTATATTATATATTCATATATGCTAATTAAATATGGAACAATTCACCATAATATTGACGTTACTAATATTTGTTTATTAAAATTAAAAAAGAATGATATTATTACAATTCCATCAGGTGATTCTAACAGAGCAAATATCTTTACAGATCCATTATTTGGAACATTAAAAATAATATTAATTAGTTTCGATGATGGAATATTACATAATTATTCCCAAGATTATACAATTCAAATAAATATAACAAATAATACAATATCTCTTACAAGTGATACTTATATTAATAATAAATTGTCAAATATACATTCTAAATTAAATATAAAACATGGTAGTTTAAATGATGAATTTCCAGAGCAAATTATGACAGTTACATATTTAACTGGTAATGAAAAAGTGTTGGAAATAGGTGGAAACATAGGAAGAAATTCGTTAATTATTGCTTCTATTGTGGAACAACAAAATTTTGTATCGTTAGAATGTGATAATAATACAGCAATTCAATTGACAGAAAATAGAGATCTAAATAATTTTCATTTTCATATCGAATCATCAGCATTATCAAATAAAAAATTAATTCAACGAGGATGGGATACCATACCAAGTGATATATTATTAGACGGTTATAAATGGGTAAATACAATTACACTGACCGAATTAAAGTCAAAATATAATATTCAGTTCGATACATTAGTGTTGGATTGTGAGGGTGCCTTTTATTATATTTTAATGGATATTCCAGAAATATTAAATAATATTCATTTGATAATTATGGAAAATGATTATTGGGATATAACTCACAAACAATACGTTGATAATGTATTAACAAAAAATGGGTTTTATAGAAATTATGTAAAAAGTGGAGGTTGGGGACCCTGTCAATCTAATTTTTTTGAAGTATGGAAAAAATAGTATATTGATTTGTGTAATTTATATTATATTATAGAATAACTTAAAGCACAGTGCCTTAAAAGGCAGGAAGTTCTACCATTTGTCCAGGTTGATCGCTTAAGAAGAGATCTTCTTTTGTTCGATAATAATTCACCCGTATTCCACTATCATTCGATACTGGTGGTAAAGGCAAAGTAATATTTGACTTGGGATATATATTTTTATCATGATAAAAATCGCCGCAAAATTCGGCGGGAGAACATAGCCCATTATCTGGATTTTTGTAATATCGTAAGTTATTCGTAATCTGCTGATAAGAACCTAAACTAAATACTGGATAATATCGCCAATTACTTGAATAATTGTCGCTATCTACAACCTTATATCCAGTGGACGGATAAGAGTTTAGTATTGATGTTTCATCACTTTTTGGATAATTTCCACCTTTTAATGTTTCGAATGGTTCTACTTTCGCATTGTTACATGCGCATCGGCTCCTAATATGAGACATAACTAAAGGATAAAACATAATAATCAGTAACAATATTGTTAAGAATATGAATCCATAGTAATTTTTTAACATATATATATATATTCAATATTATTCATATACCAAATGAGTTAAAAATTACATAATTAATAAAATAAGAATTATGGAAAGAGAAATGCGTGTTACAAAAAGAAATGGTTTAACAGAACCTATCAAATTCGATAAAATTTTAAACCGTATTAAGAAACAAGGGACCGATGCTAATATACAACTTAATTATTCTTCTTTAACAATAAAGGTAATTGACCAATTGTATGATGGTATATCTACTTCCAAAATTGACGAATTAACTTGTGAACAATGTGCTGCGCTATCTACACAGCATCCTGATTATGCAATATTAGCCGCGCGTATATTCGTGAGTAATCATCACAAAAATACAATTACTCTATTCTCTGAAGTAATTGAACAATTGTGGCTGTTTACCGATTCTACAAATGTTCATAATCCATTGGTTTCTGAAGAATTATACAATATGGTGAATACAAATAAAGAGTTATTTAATCAAATAATTGTTCATGACCGTGATAACCTATTTGATTATTTTGGATTGAAGACACTTGAACGTTCTTATTTATTTAAAATTAACGGAACAATTGTAGAAAGACCACAACATATGTGGTTACGTGTTTCTATTGGAATTCATGGTAATAATATTTCTGCTATCAGGGAAACATACGATCTTATGTCACAGAAATATTTTACACATGCAACGCCTACACTATTTAACGCAGGAACAAAACGACCACAATTATCATCTTGCTATTTACTTGCAATGGAAGAAGACAGTCTAGAAGGGATCTTTAATACTCTTCAGGATTGTGCAAAAATATCGAAATATGCAGGAGGAATCGGATTACATATTCATAATATTCGCGCAAATCATTCTCTCATTCGAGGAACAAATGGAACATCTACTGGTGTTGTTCCAATGTTAAAAGTATTTAATGATACAGCAAGATTTATCAATCAGTCTGGAAAGAGGAATGGTTCATTTGCTATTTATTTAGAACCATGGCATCCTGATATTGAAGACTTCTTAGAATTAAAGAGAAATCATGGTGACGAAGATATGAGAGCACGTGACTTATTTTACGCATTATGGATTCCTGATCTATTCATGGAACGTGTTAAAACTGACGAATTATGGTCATACTTTTGTCCAAATGAATGTCCTGGATTATCTGATGTATATGGTGAGGAGTTTAAGCAGTTATATGAACAATATGAAAGCGCACCAAATGCTATTCGCAAACAAGTAAAGGCGCGTGATTTATGGTATAAAATACTAGATTCGCAAATGGAAACAGGTACACCTTATCTTCTGTATAAAGATGCTGCAAATAATAAATCTAACCAGAAGAATTTGGGGACAATTAAAAGCAGTAACTTGTGTACAGAAATCATGGAATATTCAAATGAAGAAGAGACAGCAGTGTGTAATTTGGCAAGTGTTGCTCTGCCGGCATTTGTCAAAAAAGATAAAACATTTGATTACGACCAACTACATCATGTCGTTGGAGTCATTACTCGTAACTTGAACAAAATTATTGATATTAATTACTACCCAACAGATAAAACACGACGTAGCAATTTATTACATCGACCTATTGGTATTGGAGTTCAAGGGTTGGCAGATACATTTGTGTTAATGGATATTGCGTTTCATAGTGATAATGCGAAAGAAGTAAATAAAAATATATTTGAGACGATTTATCATGGTGCATTAGAAATGAGTTGTGATCTCTCTCTTGAGAGAAAAGAGTATATGAATCAATTGAATGAAATCATTCATGAAAATCCAGTGATTGAGGCAGTCATATCTAATGATAAACCAGATACACTTGTTTCAAAATACATATATCATTTAGATTTAAAATTAGACCCTTCTATTGAAAACTCTATTTTAGCAGAACTGAATTTAGATGATACATGTGCTGGCGCGTATAGTTCATTTGAAGGATCACCCGCATCGAAAGGCATCTTACAATTTGATATGTGGAATGTAACTCCTTCCGACAGATATGATTGGAATTCACTAAAAAAACGTATACAAGTTAATGGAATTCGTAATTCTCTTTTGGTTGCACCAATGCCTACGGCAAGTACATCACAAATTCTTGGATATAATGAGTGCTTTGAACCATTTACCAGCAATATTTATAGTCGACGAACAATGGCAGGAGAGTTTATATTACCGAATAAATATTTGATGAGAGAATTAATCGATATGGGATTATGGAATGAAGAAATCAAGAATAATATTATTGCGAACAAAGGGAGTGTTCAACAATTGACTGTATTACCTCAACATATGCGCGATAAGTATAAAATTGTATGGGAAATACCAATGAAACATATTATCGATATGTCGGCTGATAGAGGTGCATTTGTTTGTCAAAGTCAAAGTTTGAATTTATGGTTAGAAGATCCAAATTATAATACATTAACTTCTATGCATTTCTATTCATGGACAAAAGGTTTGAAAACGGGAATATATTATTTGCGTAGAAAAGCGAAGCATCAAGCACAACAGTTTACAATAGAACCGACAAAAACGGTAATTGTCACACAAAAAGAAGATATTGGTTGCGAATCATGTTCTGCTTAATTGACATTTAAAATATATTATAGACAAAATGAAACTTATTTATTGAAGACTTTAGTAAAATCTTCAATAAATAAATATTTGTAATTATAATATATGAATTATAATTACAATTATTTATTTAATAAAAAAAATATTCCAAACGGTGGCAACAATAATATATTTTTACGTTCACAAAATCGCCAAATTTTAAAACCAATTCAACTTCAAAATAACAAAAATTATATACTTATACGTCAACTTCAATTACATCGTAAAAATCAAATACAACAACAAAATCAATTACGTCAACTTCAATTACAACGACAAAATCAAATACAACAACTTCAAATACAACAACAAAATATAACAAATAGTAAAAATATACATAAATATAAACAAAATTTAATACCGAGAGTAAGATCTAATCAAACGTTATCCAAAAAAGTTTACATAATAAGTAATATAGTTGGTGGTGGAAGTAAAAAATATTTAGATGATATAAAAAATCATTATATAGATGTAAAATTTATAACTATAAAAGATAAAGAAGATTTGTATAATTTTGTTTTTAAACCTGTTGATATAATATTTTTACAACATATTATACTTACAAATATCTTACCGAATGATATATTAAATCTTAAAAATAAATATAATTTTAAACTAATTATATCAATACATGATTTTTGTTGGTTTACAAATTTAAAGTATGATCAACGTAATCCAGATAAATATTATGAAAATATTTATTTACGTGATAATATAAATATAGATGAAAGTATCATTCGTTTACTAAATAGCGCAGAACTAGTTATACACCCATCTAATTTTACCCTCAATCAATATAGCAAATATTTTTCTATAAATAACTGTATTGTGTATAATCATAATGATATAGTAATTAAAAATGACACAAAAAATATACCAATAATACATAATAAGATTATAAATATTGCACATTTTCAATCTTTATCAGAATATAAAGGATCAAATAACGTATTATTATTAAAAAGTAAGTATAAATTTTATAAAGGATATAAAATTAACATTTTTACTGACATAAATTATAATGAAGATAATTGGAATATTCAAATGTTACGATATAATTTGCATGGTTTATTACATTTAAATATGTATGGAGAAACATATTCTTATGCTTTATCAAAAAGTATTAATTCTGGATTACCTATTTTATATAATAATATTGGATGTTTTAAAGAAAGATTATCTGTAGAAAATAAACATCATATAAAGGTAATAGATAATGAAGCCGAATATACGAATTATTATAAATTATTCAAGAATTTTGAGAAATGGTTAGATTATATTATTGAAAATAATGGTAAGTATACTTTATCATGTAATGATACTACTATAAAATACAATGAATTTTATAATTTTATATTTAATGACTCGTATGAAGAAAATATGTCATCAAATATACATAAAAAAATTAAACCATTTGCCATATATTTTCCCCAGTTTCATTCCATAGAAGAAAATAATAATATTTTTTATTATGGTATGACTGATATAACAAACTTAGATGCACTCAATAGTGGATTAAAAAATAAATTAGATTCACCATCAATTACAGAGTTGAATCTAAACAATATTTTAGATTATATGTTAACAAATGAAGATATTATTAACAGACAAATAAGTATTGCTAAAAATTATTGTATATATGGTTTTGCTGTATATTATTATTGGTTTTCACAAAATTCGATTACAAATCGTAATACATTAATGGAGAATAGTTATAATTTATTTTTTAAAAATAAAATAGATGGATTTAAAATATTTTTTATATGGGACAATGAAGACTGGTCAAATAATGAAAATATTGTAAATAATATTACAAATATATATGATGTGGATAATTTTAATAAAAATATAAATAATTTAATTGATTATTTTAAACACGAAAATTATTATAAAATTAATAATAAGCCTGTTTTTTATATTCATCATCCATATTTAATACCAGAGAATGATTTACAATTATTTGAAGTTCTTTTAAATAAAAAATGTATAGATAATGGGTTCAATGGAGTTGTGTTATATTTAAATAACATGACAAAAAAGAACGAGAATTTCAATAATTATGGTTTTCATCCAAACTATAAAACTACACCTGAGTTAGATTACAGTAAATATATCAATCAAAAATTAGATGATCAAAGCAATTGTATATTTTTTGACTTTGATAATAGTGCTCGTCTTTATATACCAAATAAACTACAATTAGTTAATAAAATTTTTAATAATGATATTTACAATCAAAATACTTTTATAAATAAAGTATTAAAAAATTATAGTAACAGCGAAACAATCGATGAAAATAAAAATAATATATTATTAATCAATTCTTGGAATGAATGGGGACAGAATATGGCAATTGAACCTGGTAATTTGACCCATTATAAATATTTATCACTTATAAAAGCAAATTTATTATCATATTGTGTGGGTAACCAATAATTATTAAATAGCAGTAAGATCATCGAGTAAAGCAGTAATCTTCGAGTTGCGTCCATAAATATCAACGCCAAACTGCATTTGACAGAAGCATCGCAGACAGATGACAACATCATATAGAGCATTATGTAATTTTGCATCATTCAATTTGTGGTCAAATAGTGTTGAATATAGAACAATCAATTTGGGCATTCGATAATATTCTTTTCCAAAACGATTTAAAGCAGAAATCTTACACACATATGCTCCATTTTTAGCAGTACAATACATCTTCTTGCTTGTATATACCTCTTGTATATAGGTATCGAATACAGGCTTATATCGTCGAATACGATCCATCTCAACGAGCAACATATTTCTGTCAAATTGAATATTATGAGACACGATAATATCTGCTTTGAGAAAATCCGGCATAAATTTGCGGAGAATTTCTTCAATCGTCAAATTATACTGAAGACGGTAACGTCCAGTTTGGCGATTCTTCACTCGTCGAGTTTTCCCTTGTGTTCTCTCTAATGAAATATTATGTATTGCTTGACTTTCTGCTGTAATATTAACTCCATTTGTTAATTTCACGATTTCATCAAAGATCTTGGCAGTTTCATTTTCTATATCATATAAAATATAAGACAATTGAACAGAATGAGGATAATCTGATTCATTTGATGCGGGTATAGAATGTCCAGTTCTCACATCTGTTGTCGGATTCAACGAATAATTCGTCCATGCCTTTTTAGGCAATCCAGTTGTTTCGAAGTCGAAAACCATTATATATCGAGGCAATTGAGAATCATTCATGTTCGTGTTCATCTTAGTTAATATAAGTAAGTATATTAACTAATATTTAATCAATTTTATTATATTCTTTACAAACTCCAAAACTCTTTCTATGCCAAATTGTAATACCATGATTTCTAATTCCTTGAATATGTTTTTGTGCTCCGTATCCTTTATTACTATCAATAGAATATTTTTCAATCAAGTCGGGGTTTTCGACACACAAATCGTGTATGTATTCGTCCCTCGCAACTTTAGCAAGAATTGATGCTGCCGCAATGGAGCAATATTTATTATCTCCACCTTCAATACATACATGAGAAACACATTCGAATCGCTGTCTCTCTTTATTATATATATTCAAACTATTAAAGTAATTCCCATCTACCAATAGCATAATATCTTCTATATTCATTTGAGATCTAACAAGAATATCACGAACACATTTATGCATTGCTTGTTGTGTTGCTTGTAAAATGTTAACTTGATCAATCATCTCTTCTGTTTCATATTGAATAGACCAAAAGAGAGAATTGGATTTGATATAATCAGAGACCATATTGATCTTTTTCTTGGAATGAAATCGTTTACTATCCTTTAACAGATGGTATTGAAAATCTGCACTATTTTTAGGTAGAATCACTGCCGCCACATAGACTCTACCAAATAAAGGACCCCGTCCTACTTCATCAATACCTATTTCGATCTGTTGTGATTCTTCCATGTAATTTTGCTTTAATGTTGTCATGATAATGTATGTTTAATATACATCCAATTATTTATATTAATTAAATAACAATAATATTATCATAATATAAATATATGACCTATTTCAGTGATTTTATAAAAAAACCATTAAATATCTTTATTATAATATTGTTATGTTTTGTATTGCTTGTAAGTTTAGGAGTTTATAGAGAAGGGTTTACGTCTAATAATTCAAGTAGTGGTGTTACAGAAGAGACAAATAAATTATATATTGATGGCGAAGAAATTATAGAGAGAAAGTTTACTGGACCAAATGGTAACACTGCTGAAATTTTTACTTTAAATGGAAAACATGAAATTATTGTATTAGATTTGGCTGGTAATGTAACCAAATATTCTTATTCGTTGGATGATTCCAATCAAGAAAATGTTGCGACGGGTTCAAAACCGACATCAAATTCAAACACTAACAATAAACCTTCTTCTGTAATTACACAAAATACTATATTCTATGGACCATTTGGAGGCACAGCAAAAATAACTAAAGGTCCTAATGGCAATTATTTGATACAACTCATAGATTCTAGTGGTGGAACAAGTTATTTTATACAAAACACATCATCTCAACAATCACAACAATCGCAACAAAATCAAGGATATCCTGGTTATTCAACATATGCAAATGTTCAATCAACCTATCAAGCACCTTATTCTTATCCTTTATCTCAACAACAACAACAACCACAACAACAGAATAAATATGATTATTCAAATGTACTACCGCCTGGAATACCTGCTAATCAAATACCACCTGGACAAGAAGATCTATATATACTTAAAACTGAAGTAATTCCACCAGTATGTCCAGCATCATGTCCAGCTCCACTAGCTGCGGTTAGATCAAAAACAGATACTTGTGCACCCTGTCCTCCATGTGGAAGATGTCCTAAATCAGAGTTTGAATGTAAAAAGGTTCCAAACTATAGTTCGACCAATGAAGATTTACCTAGTGCTATATTAAGTCCATATTCTACATATGGTTCATAAATTTAATAGTTGATCCTTGTGTGCTTTATATTGAAAATTATAATATGCTATAATGGTATCATTTGTATACAATACAACTTGTAATATTATAAATGATGCAATCACGTAAAGTAACCATTTATATATATAATCAGTACCGATTTTGTTTACTAAATTATGAGCGGACAATCCATATGTTATTGCTGTAACATCTATTGAGTTAAATAATATCATAAAAACAAAAGAAATGATGATGATTGTCATTTGGAGAAATATATAACGTAAATATTTACCCATATATGTAATGACAAGATAACCAGTAATCGAAGAAATTATATTTGCTATAATATAACCATTCCATAAAGTATTCCCATTCATATAAGAGTATATGCTAGGAACAAGCGAAATTAAAAAAATATCTGTCACATCCTTTAATTTGTTATTATTAAAAATTGGTTTAACAACTAAATGAAGTAGATAAATCGTGATTATAAACAATAAAACATGATATATAATAACTTCTATGATAAATCTATTAAGAATGTATTTTTTATCTAATGTATTTAAAAAATGATATGGTAAAAGAGTTATTTTAGTAGAATCTATACATTTATTAATATTAGTAAATTCAGTCGCCGTATTTTCTTTAATAAATAAATGCACGTTTTTTATGCGATTTACAATTTGATCTATTAGATTCATAATTAATAGAGATAATATTTAATTATGATTATTCTGTCAAAAATCGGCGCTTTATACACTTTTTGTCTAATTGAAATGTTTCAGCCTTTGTTTCTTGAGGAACAATTTTTATAATACATTTTGATTTTTTACCATATAATGGAGTAGAACATCCCTTTTCTTTTATTTTTTTATTAATCACATCGCATCCTCTTGCTCTAAAATGTTCATATCTTTCTCTGACATCTTCATAAGATAACCCCGATTTTTTATTTAACATTTTATTGATAACTTCATGTAATTTATATATATACAATGAAAATGTGTATCTATTTTTCATTTCTGCCATTGTTAATGGATTAGTTTTAAAATTCTTGTCTAAATTGTCTCTACAGTGTTTACATGGCAATATATATTTTAGATTAAGAATAAAGTCACGATAATGTTTTTTATTTTCTGTAGTCGGCTCAACAGGATAATTGAAACTAATTGTATGTAAAAAATGCCATATAGCAGGTCCCCAAACACTTGTTAAAAATCCATCACCACTGCTATATTCGCTCTCAGTATATATTTTATTTTTAATTGTTTTAGAATTGCGAGAATGACTGGTTCTACGTTTCGTCTTTTTATTCATATTATATAAAACATAATATAAAATTAAAAAATATCGATTTAGGATTACCGTTATCATAATTTATTTCTCTCTTTTTCGTTAAAAAAAACTACAAAATTATATATATATAATTATATGTATAATTTTAGAGATAAATTTACAAATGTAACGAACGGATATTCATTCAAAAATGTAGGAATGATAGCAGTATTAGTGCTCGCGTTACTTGTCGTTGTTTTTATAGTTTATTACATTTACATTAAGTATTTGACTCCCAAAGTAAAAGAAATGTATAAACCAAATAGAGAACAGGTTCCATCATTTGCCGCAAATTCATCCGGTGGTGGCAATAGTAATGACGCCGAAGTATTCCTTTTTTCGGCAGATTGGTGTCCTCATTGTAAGGCGGCAAGACCCGAATGGGACGCAGTGAAAGAAAAATATAATAATCAAGATATAAATGGCTATCGAGTTTTATTTCGAGATGTAAATTGCACAACAAATACCGCGGAAACCGATAAATTAATGGATACATATAGTGTGGATGGATTCCCTACGATTAAGTTACTTAAAAATGGACAAATTATTAATTACGAAGCAAAAATTACATCAGCAAATTTAACACAATTCTTGAATACAGCATTATAGTTGGGCATGTTTTTTACCTTGGCTATACCCGGTTTCATATAATAATAGCCTCTCTTCATTGTGAAATAATAATTTTTTAATACATGTAAATGACATATTTAATAAGATCGGTAGTTCTACAATGTTGTTCTTTGAATGAGATTGAGGAAATAATATACTATTGATGTAGGTAATAAGATTATAACATATTACTGCTATAAATTCGATGATGTTACAATCTTGATTGTATTGAATATATCCATTTTTCGTGCTATCGTATTTGTTATATATACCAAGTATCGTATCATTATCATTATCATGATTTTCCCTATTCATTTCAATACATTGATTTAATGGATAATTACATAAAAACCCACCATCAATATAACATTGATTTATATATACATAAGGACTGAAAATAATTGGTACAGTGGAAGACATGTATATTGCATAAATAACTGGTAAATCGGGTGTTTCTTTGAAAGAAAATGGAACTAATTTTACTTGATTGACATTGAATGCATAGAAATATAATTCAATTCCTGTTAACTCGTACAATTCTAACATTGTTATTGTTTTTGATAATTCTAATAATTCGAAAAATGGTTTAAAAAAAATCAGAGAAACATTCTCGTCATAAAATCCCTTTTTGTGATAGAGATTTAAAATATTATGAACATTGATCTTGTATGTTTCATGAAAAGGTCTATGAACAATATAATCACGAATTGAATCAAAATCGATACCTAATTTATTGAAACACAGAAATAAAGATATTAATGTTCCGACTGAAGTTGCATGTATCGATTTCAAATCCTTTATATTCATATAATTAAAATCTAAGAGAGAATTGATTGTACCACACATTGCTATTCCAGAAGGACCTCCTCCAGACATAACTAAATGCTGTATTGTCATATTACCATTTGATGTTATATAAATTATTATATAATAACTTATATTTTCAACTTTGAGGGTAAGAAAGTGAAATATAGTAAAAACCTGTAAATTATAAACTCTTCTGTTTATAATTTATTATGGCAAACATATTTACTCTTGAAAATATTAACGATTTCTCTGAAAAGCTCAATTTAGATGAATTATACGAAAAGAAAAAACAATATGATTTGAATAAATTAGAATTATATAATAAGTTGCTTAATCGTATTCATGTAAAAATAAAGACTACATCTAGACAGAAAATAGATGAACATTTTTGTTGGTATGTTGTTCCAGAAGTTATTATTGGTGTTCCAAAATATGATCAAGGTGCTTGTATAGCATATCTTTTAAACAAGTTAATGGAAAATGGTTTTCATGTGAAATATTACCATCCAAATACATTATTTATATGTTGGAATCATTTTGTTCCTTCTTATGTAAGAGCAGAACTGAAAAAGAAGACTGGTATTATTGTCGATGAAAATGGTAAGCAACAAAATGATGAACGAACAGATATTTCGAATTCTGATACAATAAATGATACCGGTTTTTTTAGTAAATCGATCACATCAACAAATACTACTTCTGCTCAATCAGAATCCAATAAAAAATTTACACCTATCAATTCTTACAAACCTACAGGTAATTTTGTATATAATAAGGAACAATTATCGTCATTAGAGAAGAAGATAACATAGTTCCACTTTTGGAAAATTAAAGTGTTATATTTGTAATTCTGCTTGTCGACACAAAGGACATACGCGATTGTTTGATTGTATACACCGACGAAAACAATCACTACAAATTGGATGACCGCATATATATCTTTGAACGAAGAGTCTGCTAGGATTTTCTTGTTCTAAGCAAACAGGGCATTCAGCAATAGATGGATGTTCTTGTTCTTCTTGTGCAATGAGATTAATACATAATACTATTGAATTATTTGTTCTAGAATTAAGTCTAAATTGTTCGGCGATTGGAGCGATAATATTTCTGTCGCATGGTATATTTTGAGGATCTTCATATACAACAATATGATATTGATATGGCATTAACCCTAACTCGTTACGTATTTTTGTAGATAAGTATTCAAACATATTCTTCGTTGAGATGCTTGAATTAAAATTGTAATACAATGCACGATACGGTGGAGATGTCAACTTGATGGCGACACTCACCGTATAAGGAATAATATTCCGTCGATTATCATTCATAATCATATTCGTATTTTGCGACATAGTAAGAGTCATTTGTTTTCAAAGATTATATTGATTTAAATTAATAAAATTTTAAATCAATTTTGTAGAAGTATATTGGTGTTTACTTATAGAACCAAATGAAGTGTAGATTCTTTTTGAATATTATAATCTGTCAATGTTCGACCATCCTCTAATTGTTTACCCGCGAAAATGAGACGTTGTTGATCCGGAGGAATACCTTCTTTATCTTGAATCTTCTGTTTCACATTATCAATACTATCAGATGGTTCAACCTCCAATGTAATTGTTTTTCCTGTCAATGTTTTCACGAATATTTGCATTTGATATACTATAATATATATAGCATCTTTATTTCGTTTTACAAATCATATAATCAATACTTTTCTCTGATTTCTCTGATTGAAGATTAATAATTATAGTTTATTGAATCAACACTTTTCTCTGATTACAAGAATATATAACAAGAGTTATTGAATGAATACCAATACTTTCTCTGATTTCTCTGATTACAAGAATATATAACAAGAGTTATTGAATGAATACCAATACTTTCTCTGATTTCTCTGATTACAAGAATATATAATTATAGTTTATTGAATGAATACCAATACTTTCTCTGATTTCTCTGATTACAAGAATATATAACAAGAGTTATTGAATGAATACCAATACTTTCTCTGATTTCTCTGATTGAAGAATATATAATTATAGTTTATTGAATGAATACCAATACTTTCTCTGATTTCTCTGATTGAAGATTATATAACAAGAGTTTATTGAATGAATACCAATACTTTCTCTGATTTCTCTGATTGAAGATTATATAACAAGAGTTATTGAATCATTAAATCAATAAATTTCTCTCTTTCTCTGATTGTAAAAAGACCCCATAATATATTTATTTTAAACTTCAATACATTTGGTGCATCATTTCTAAAATCTATATTTCTAATATATTTGTAGACTTTGTATGTATAATCGCTATTGTCTAACAAACTTTTACCGAAAAATAATGGTCGTTTTATTGGATTAATAAATGGCAATCGTAAGAAAATTCTATAAAAAGCTGGAGTATATCCATACATTGTTGGAACATTACGATTTGCGTATCGATATATATCATTTTCTAGATTTTCTAAATACTCATTTGGATGAACTGCCCATTCTTCCCATATATCTTTATAATGTTGATGAATGAGTTTTTTGCTGTGATAATAATATGTTATATCAACCAGTAGTTTTTGCGGTTGTGGTCTCTGAGCATAACTTAAAATATAATATACAAGAGAAAGAGGAAAATTGGATGGCACTTTGATCTCGATTTCAGTCATTTAGATTGTTATATTATATTATTAAACTATTATCTCTTTAGACAGAATAATTGAAGAACTTAATGGTATTTTGAATATCTGGCGTCGGTGTTGGTAACAAAATCTGAGAAATAGGCGTTGTTGTTTTTTCAGGTGAATGTATATTTACCATTATAAGTTCAAGTGTTTCAATTTGGTTCTGTGTTGTTTGAAATATAATATTTTCTACGATTGCCTCATATATTTTAACTCCTTTTAGAAAATTCTCTTCGCAATTCAAGTATAGTTCAACAATTATATTTCGAGTTTCTTCAATATATTTATATAAAAGTTTTTCTGTCAATTTCGGTTCAATTCGTACGACATTATCTACATACACGAAAATGTCATCAATAATTTGTAATAATTTCTTCTGATAGAAGTTGACATTACGCATCATTGATTTTAAATTGGTTGCATAATCTTTAATTAACGATGAGTTCTTCTGTCTACCTCCAATTTGTCTGATTCCAAGCTTTGAAAAAGGTTGATCCAAAGAAGGATGCTCAACTTCGGGAAGTGAAAGTTCTGTTTGTTCCATTTTCAAAAGTGGATTTTCAAAAGTGGAATTACAAAAGAGAGAACGATAGTCAGTCAATTTAATATCAGAGAACTTTGTAATTTCTGGAGGCATTTTATTATTATGTGTAAATACCCGATAAAATTCTTCTAAATCATGCTTAAAACGAAGCTGTGTCTTTTCAGTCATTCCTCGAAACTCTCCGGTTGTATGGTCATATTCCGAATCATAATATAAGTTAATAAGTTCAGGTATTCCAGGTTCTTCTGTAAGGTTCTCTCTTTTTGTAGAACAAAAATCTCCATTTAGATTACCCAATAATATATTCATCTTTTCATGACACAAACCATTACTATATTGTTTCACTTCTATATTTGCAGGTATTTCATTCTTCTGTTGTAAAGTCTTTGTCATTTTCTCTCCAGTAATAGGATCAATGTATTCATATTTAGGATGAATCGTCATAAGAATGGCAGCAAATAAGTGACCGATTTTCACGTAAAACTTGGCAATTTGATAGCAATCTGTTATTTTATTAGGAATACGATCGATATCATTTTTTTGAGCATATATTACTAATTCACCATGTTCTATACGATCGCGCATTTGACGTATTTCTAATTCAGTGTAGTATCGATTCAAAATGTCACCAGTTAAGATGACAAGTTTATCGCAATACTCTTTATCATAAAGTTTCTTCATTGTATTGAAATCCATTGTCAAAATATATTGACATGCAATATAATCAATCGTATTCATGAATATATTATTATCTTGTGATTCATCTAGTACTTTTCTCTGATCTTGAACTATATCTTGACCCCATATATAAAGTTTAGCACTATCTTCTTGAGAAGTGGCAGTAGGTGCATCTTCTGTTTTCGTCGATAAAGTATTGCCCATACATCATTAATATATAAAAAAATTGAATTAAAAACATGTTATTATTATTAAAAGAATTATATGAAACATATTAAAGACATGTCAACAACAACCGAAATCATTCCTATCGCTCTCGCATTTACGTCGTCTAATGCAACGAAGAGTAAAAAAAATAAAGGACATACTTCATCGAAGTATAAAGCAGAATTATGGAACAACTTCGATGATGAAGTCTATCCAGACAAGAAAAATAAATTGGAATGTATATATCGAAATTGTGGTAGCAGAGAAAATTGTGAATGTTGTAATGCTATTTTAGCATTCTCTGATGAAGGATTCTTGACTTGTACGAATACAAGTTGTGGTATTATTTATAAAGATATTGTTGATCAATCTGCCGAATGGAGATATTATGGTGCCGATGACAATCAAAACTCTGATCCAACAAGATGTGGTATGCCGATCAACCCGCTTTTACAAGAGTCTTCTTTCGGTTGTAAAGTACTATGTAATGGATCAACCAGTTATGAAATGCGCAAAATACGCCGATATACAGAATGGCAATCTATGCCTTACAAGGAAAAATCACAATATGATGAATTTCAACGCATTACTATCATGTCACAAAATGCTGGAATTCCAAAGGCTATCATCGATGATGCTTTCGTTTATCATAAGAAAATATCGGAATATGATACGACATTTCGTGGAGATAATCGTGATGGAATTCTTGCGGCATCTATTTATATTTCATGTCGAATCAACAATTATCCAAGAACAGCAAAAGAAATTGCCACCATATTCTTCTTGGATGTCGCCAGTGCCACAAAGGGTTGTAAAAATGCATTACTTATTATTAATGATTTAGAAAAGGATATGGATAACAAAGAAAAGACTAATTTCTGTAAAACAACGCCTGTATCTTTCATCGAGAGATATTGTAGCAAATTGAGTATTAATCTCGAATTGACGAATCTTTGTAAATTCATATCAATCAAGATCGAAAAACTCAATTATATGCCAGAAAATACACCCAACTCAATCGCCGCCGGAGTCGTATATTTCATTGCGCAAGTTTGTAATTTGAATATTACAAAGAGGGATGTCAAACAAATGAGTGAAATCAGTGAAGTCACTATTAATAAATGCTTCAAAAAAATCGAAAAAATTAAGGGAGACCTTATCCCACATGGAATTCTAAAGAAATACTCTTCTGCTATTATTTAGGAAATATCGCAAATATATTCATTATATTCATTATATATATTATTATAAATAATGAATAAACATACTTCTCTGATAAGAAAAGTTCATATTTCTCTGATAAGAAAAGTTCCAATAGATAATTTTTATATTGTGAATATGCGCAAAATACGAAATATAACAATCAAACAAGAAAAACTACATAAATTACAAGAAACACAAATTCTTCCACAAACAACGAAGTTAACATTTGTTCATCCAACAAAATGCGGTGGCACTGCAGTCGAGAACTTTTTATATGAAAACTATCGCAACTTTTTTAATTTAAATAAAGGCCATGGACCCACTTGTTTAAATCATAATAATTCTGTCATTATTGTAAGAGATCCAGTTGATCGATTTAAATCCATTTATAAATATTGGAAATACGGAAGTGGTGTAAATATTCGAGATGAAACATTTCTTAAAAAATATAGTGATGTCAATGTCAAACAGTTTATCCAATTTATGAAAGACAATAATACAGAACACTTATTTAGGGGTTGTACATGGGATGTCCATATTAGACCAATTACTTATTGGATCAAGAAAACACAATTACGAAATATTATTGTGTTAAAATACCAAAAAGACATTAACCCTAGCATTCAAAAATTGTTACATTTACTGAAAATACCTACTACGTCAAAGATTGTTCCTCATTTCAATGTGACAAAAAACAAAGAAAAAATCGTTCTAGACGATGATGATATTGCCTTCATTCGTGAATATTATAAATCAGATTATGCTTTATGGGATAAGATTAATAATAACCCGACTCTTTTTCGATGTGTTATATAATTTTTATTATACTTTTTATAATTCTTGTTCTATAACTGGTTCTGGTGCGATTCCAACCACCTGAGAATAACTGCGAGTATCTCTTTGTGAAAGCGGAACACGTCCATTCTTTATATTGTCAATCATATCATAAGTGCTTTCACAGAATGCATCATTATGTCTTGGATTAACTGAACTGATCGGCGTCAACATATATAACAAATCTATCATTGTATATCCAAGATTCGTCAATTTATTCGACAATTGTTCGAGTGTCACATTAGAAGCTTCATCATCTGTTGATGTTGATTCATTAGACGAATCATCTAGAGTTTCACTATCATCATCGTCATCGTCGTCATCATCTGTTGTATTTACAAGAGTATGACGACACAATGGACATTCATCATTTCTCTCAACTGCTGCCAACAAACAGAAGCAATGAAACGCATGACCGCATGTCGTAATTGACATATTGACACCAACAATTTCTTCAAAGCAAATCGGGCAATTTTCTAAGCATAATGCCGGGATTTCAAATCTTGATGAAACAATAGCAACACTCAAATCGATTGCTACTGCTGCTGCTGCTGTTGGCGGGACAACAATCCTTTCTACAACTGTTTCTGTATTTATAACAGGAACAGGTGTTTGTGGTTGTGTAGAATTTTCTATTTCTTCTTCATCGAAATCTTCGAATAAAGATCGTCCATTCATTCCGTAATTGGCGTATTGAGACATGTTTGAACTTGGTTGTTTGTTTTGATTGATAATTCTTCTTCTATTACAAAAAAGAATTTCAATTTTTTATTTATATAGATAACTATATTAAATAAAAAAAGAGAACAACATGTAGTATGTTAGTATTTTTCATTTTATGTATTTATAGTAGTAGTGCATTAATACCCACTCTATTTATACCAGGATTGGGAGGGTCACGACTTAAAAAAAATGGAATTAGTATATGGCCTCCTGATATAAAATGGATGTTATTAAATCCCGAAAAATATAAGAACGTGCTACAATATGATACTGAATTGGAAACATTACCATTTGGCGACAATAATGCTGTGAGTATTTATTCTAACTATATGAAACTTTTTATAAAATCAGACCCATTTAAGAAAATTCTTCTCTATCCAAAACTACACACTATACCATATGATTTTCGATTGATACATCAACGACCTTATATTCTCTCTTTTAATGCCAGATTGAAAGAATATATCGAATCATTTGATGAACCGATCCAATGTGTAGCACATAGTTCAGGAGGATTACTTTTTCACTATTTTCTAAATTGTCAAACAAAAGAATGGAAAAATAAACATATTAAGGAAGTATACAATGTAAACGTTCCATTTACAGGAACTATTTATTCTTTGAAACAGATTACACAATCGTGTATTTTTGATTTTATATCAAAGGATTTTCTTTTCTCAATGGGATGCGTTATAATGAATTTACCTAATCAACAGTTTATGCATTCATTGTTATTTGTTGACTCTGAAGAGAGAAACTATATCGAATACTTTGGTCTTCAAAAAGAATATGAAATATATAAAATGAATGAAGATATAATCAATACTTTTTCTGTGACAAATGGTGTTAAAACAACAATCGTATATAGCACAACAGATACGCCGAAAACACCAATAACAATCAATATAAATAACGATAAAAGCGTGTCTTTGATTTATGGTGAAGGTGATGGTGTTATCTCATTGTCCAGTATGTTACATCCAAAAATATGGAGCCAACCAAACTTGGATTTTGTTCATATCAAGAATGTATTACATACAGATGTTCTCGCTTCTGATGAATTTATGGAATTAATTAATCATTTTTAATTATGATTTTTTAATTTATAATATAATTGTCGTTCAAAATAATTCATATTATTCGTCGTGAATACTATGAACTCTGAAACTACTTTAATTATCCCCAAAAGAATATTTGTTGTCCCATATCGACAACGCAAAGAACAGAAATTCTTCTTTTCAAATCAAATGGATTTTTTATTAAAAGATGCAGATGACTATGAGATATATTTCTCTCATCAATGCGATGAGAGACAATTCAATCGTGGTGCAACAAAGAATATTGGTTTCTTAGTAGTCAAAGAAAAGTATCCTGATGATTACAAAGACATGACATTTATCTTCAATGACGTTGACACTCTGCCTTTTCATCGTATTTTTGATTATCAAACAACGCCAGGTATAGTTAAACATTATTATGGATTCGAATATGCACTCGGTGGTATTGTGGTGATAAAAGGCGCTGATTTTGAGCGAATCAATGGATTTCCCAATTTCTGGGGTTGGGGCAATGAAGATAGTGTATTTCAAGAAAGATGTTTACGAAGTGAATGTAAGATCGATCGTTCGCAGTTTTATCCAATTGGAAGTCCAGAAATACTTCAACTCTTTGATGGAGTAAAACGATTGGTCTCTCCTCGTGAATATACTTTAGGACAACAAGATAGTGGCGTCGATGGTTTGACGACTTTACATCGAGTAACATATTCTGTAGATAATGAGTCATTGAATCCACTTGATAATCTTTATACTGTTCAAAATCAGAGAATCCAGGTGATCAATATTCTATCTTTTCTCTCTTTAGTCAATTTTGAGAAGAATGATTATTATCAATATGATTTACGGCAATCGACTAGAGCTATTGTGAATCCTGCAAAAGAACAATTGACTCGGCAGCGAGTTGTTACGACAGAAGATTGGAAAATTGCACCACCACAACCACCACAAAGAAGACCACAACAACAACAACATCAACAGACCTTTGCGGGTTTGAATAAGTATTCACCTGAATATGCGAGATATGTTGGGGCAAAACCGAGAGCAACCTCCAGTGCAAATATTCGATTAGGTGGTGTTCGAAGAAGATAATCCCAACCTTTCCCAAAGGTTGAACCAAAGACACCAGAAGTGGATTTTCAAAGTGGAATTAAGCAGGAATAAAGTTCATTGGTTTATCTTCATAAATATGTAAATCTCCTAATTTTGTATAACCTACATTTCTATAATAAGTATCTTTTGGTATTGTAGTTTCCATTAAAAAATCCAATGCTTTTTTCATTTGTATTACATTGTAAAGATACGGATAATTTTTTTTGTCGTATTTGTTGACATTATATAAAATAATATAAATATTATTATTATTTTATACAATTTATCATCATACTTCTACAAAATTATGTAATTATTTAGACTGAAATTAACACCAATTACAAATATTCGATTAAGTTGCGTATATCGAAGATAATATTATCATATAATAAGAGATGGAAAGAATGAAATATAAACTAGATGCTGAAAAAAATATACAAATTTCAATACCAACACCAATACAAGGAATAGTAAACTCGATAGATGGAATAAGAATCGGTGATCAATTATTAATAAAATTTATAATGAGCAACTTAGCAAGACATATTCATACAGAAATATTACAAATAGAGAATGAAGATACAGAAGGTATGTTAAAAGAACAATTGTTAGAACATTATAAATTACAGAATGTAAATATAGATGAAAATCCACATTTAGATCCAGATTATTTCACAACATTAGTTGATGCAACATTATTTGGAGATTCGGGTTTAATTAAAGTAGGTATATGTTCATTAAAAATGAATTATAACGAACAAGAAAAAACATACCAACCAATGTTAATATTAAGAAATTTTAGTTTAGGACATGATTTTACATTAAACAGTGGAGAGACAAGGGGGTCAAATTATTTAGGTTATATTGAACGAATGACGCCTGAGATAAAAGATGAGATCAAATCATTAATTCAATATATAATAGAATCCGGAATTATAGACGAACAAATAAAATTTGTTATGTCAAATAAAGACAGTGTTATTGATTTTATAATAGAATATTTTCATTATAGACAATTCAGTAGAATTACAGATATACATCAAGATGCACAAGGGCATTCTGAACTATTATGTTTAATATACGATATAGAAGATGATGGGAAAACCTTAACTGCTTCATTTAATCTTAATTGTAACAAAAAATACTCAGAGAGAACATTTGAAATAAAATATCCAATTACAGGTTTTATCGCTAAAAATTTAGAACATACAACTCCTAGTAATGAAATACAGCCACAAATAGTAGGAACACCAGGAACAATTAGCGCGGTTCCGATTGATTGTGATAATGAAGATTTAAATAGAGAGATTATTCAAGATAGTAGACATTTTGTAAGAATTATATCCATTGTTAGAACTGAACAAGATGTTCAATTACCTAAGTTTGGAGTAGATTTTTTAAAAAAACTCTGTAATGAGCATCCTGAAATAAATAGTCAATTAAGTATGGAAAATTTATGTGGTCTTGTAAAACAGTATCACGGTTTAGTAAAAGTAGTAAAAATACAAAGACGTGGACAACAACTAGGTGGTAAAAGAAAGCATTATTATAGAAAAACCAGAAAAACCAGAAAAACCAGAAGAATAAAAAAGAAAAAATATACTAAGCGACCAAGAAAGAGACAATATAATCGCTATTCAAATAAGCGATAAATAATATCAATATTCAATATTTAAACTCCACATTCATCATATAATTCTTTGATAATATATTTTATTTCTGCGAGTTCTTTCATAATCTGTTGTTGTTGATCGATAACAGAAGACAACAAAATATATATAATATAAATAATCAGGAAACAAATAATTACTAAGAGGATTCCAAGCCAATTAGCTAAACACAGTTCTTTCAAATATATGAGAGAACGGAATAGCAAAGACAATCTATATAGAAAGCCTATAATATTCAAGAGACATAATGCTTTGAGAATCCAAACAATCATTTTTCGAGTAAGTAAATTTTATTATACCGTATAAATTCAGTTCAATTTTATTAATTTAGTATATAATGAATATAATGAAGCGAGAAAATATTGCCCAATTAATTAAACCAATTTCAAAAGAAGAGATAAAGAGAGAAATGTCCCAATTAATCAAATTATCAACCGGTTTAAAAAACGGTCACGCCACATTGCCATCGACGATTTCACGATTAGGGAACAAAATCGTCGATTATTTCACTTTTACACAGCGTCTGGCAGTTCGAGGCAAATATAATGTAAATTTCTTTGAATTTCTTGAAAGGATTGATGAGTTTAAGCAAAAGCATTATATTCAGACAATGTTGAATTACTACAAAAATGTGAAAAACAAAAACGGTAAAAAGAATGAATATGTCGTTTTGAAAGAAGTATATAATATATGTATTAGTGCAATCAATATTATGCGTCCACTTTTTTGTACGGAAATATTTGTCAGATACAAACCCAAAACAGTTCTTGATTGTTGTGCTGGATGGGGTGGGTGTTTAGTAGCTGCGACAACACTGGGTATAAATTACTTCGGCGTTGAAATTAATCATGACTTGAAAGAACCCTATTCACGACTTATTTCTTTTTTACAAGAAGAAAACCCTGAAACTTCAGCAAAAGTGTTTTTTGAAGATGCAACTGTATTCGATTACAGTTCAATTGAATATGATATGGTATTCACATCTCCACCTTATTACTTCATTCAAAAATATGCGAATAATGTAGAGTATTCATCGAAACATGATATGGATGTTCGTTTATATATACCGCTATTTAACAAAACATATTCAGGATTATCTTCAGGTGGTATATTTGCGATCAATGTGTGTAGTGAGGTCTATGATAGAGTATTAAAGCCTTTATTTGGGGATGCACATGAATCCGTTCCTTATAAAAGATCAAAGCGACAGAATGAATATACAGAAATGGTCTATGTCTGGCGAAAATAATTATTATAATATTAATGTCAAGATGTAAAAAAGTTATCGAAGAAGATAAATTAAACCTGATAATTACATAGTTTGCTCTGTGCAAAGAACTCTCGTGTATTTTCGTCACATTTAGACCAAGCATACAAAGGACATCGTAGTTTTAATTCTTCTATGATTGGATTGAAATGATAGATGAGTTCATTAGTTATTAAAATGAATCCGTCTAATAATAATCTATCATCATCGATAAAGTCATAAACAAATTGATCTATACCCATTCCATCGTTCACAAGGATTTCAATGAAACGATTAATATTTCCTCGAATAAATTTTGTAAATGCCCATATATTTACATAATCTTCAGACTCATCTGCCCATTTTTCACCGAAGAATAATGTTTGATTAGAGAAGATTCTACATCTGGATTTTTTTGTCTCTAACTCGGTAATCAGTCTTACCAGAGGTTTATTCACCCAATGGTAATAATCACCTGAACCAATTTCATTGTATCGAATCATGTTGTTATACATTTTGTTTGTTATACTTTACTTTTTTATTATTAAATAATTATTAAATAAAGATAAGGATAAACAATTTTTCGAAATAATGTAATAAATAAACACATAATATACTAAATATATTATGAACAATATAACAGATATTCAAAACACAATTTACATTAATCTAAACTCACGCCCAGATAGGAGAGAAAACGTCGAAAAAGAGATGCAACAGTTAAACCTAGGTATGCCAGCACAACGATTCAATGCAATTAAATTACAAAATGGGCGAATTGGTTGTAGTTTAAGTCATTTAAAATGTATTATGTTGGCGAAAGAAAATAATTGGACACATATATTAATAGTAGAAGATGATATTCATTTCTTGAATCCCGCAGCATTTCAACAACAATTGAACGATTTTCTCTCTTCTGGAATAGAATGGGACGTTGTTCTTTTTGCTGGAAACAATCTACCGCCTTATAAGACTTGTGGAACTCATAGTATTCAAGTTTCCAAATGTCAAACAACAACAGGATATATGGTGAAACAACACTATTATGATATATTGATTGCGAATATGAAGGCGGGTCTTCATCTCTTGATGAAAGAGCCAGCAAATCATTTTCATTATGCGATCGACAAATATTGGTTTCAATTACAAATGAGAGATAAATGGTTTCTAATTACTCCATTGAGTGTTGTTCAACGAGAAGATTATAGTGATATTGAACATAAGACGACAAATTATTCTCGATTAATGTTGGATCTAGATAAACCACATTTATTTAAGACTTCTACAATTCAATGGAAAAATCCAATTGAAAATGTTTATCAGTTTTAAACTTTTCAACTTTTATAAAAAGTTGGGACAAAAAAGGGTTAAGTATTCCAATAAAAAATATTAGAATACTTAAATATTATTCTTCAGTGTTTGTTGTACCATTTTATTACTTTGGACTAACCATTGATTCAAGCAAATTGGAACATAATGAACATTGACATTTATCGATATTATTATGTATACATTCCATACAGAAATATGCACATGGATTATTCATCCATACATGATGTTCATGCATATTTAGTAGAGGATAGCAAGGCATTCCAATTTCGTCATACAAAACAGGTCTTGGTGTATATGGTTCGCTGTCTGGCTCCATAATAGACTTCCAAAATGATATATTTTCATTTTGATCAGAATAGTTATAACATGAGCCATCAAACTTATTACATGCGATGAATGGGATACCCCAAACATTATTATAACAAGAACGACATACAACCGAGTTGGTTAATGTTTCTGGCATGACAATTTCAAAGTATGGTTTTGTAGGACTGAATCCAAATCCGTCCAACCCACAAATTTTACAAAGGCGTATTTCTCTGACAACTTCAGTGTTCATTTTGTATTTTGTTCAAAAGTAAAGTGATTATTTTTGAAGAAAAGCTTTTCAATTTTTATTTGTTAAATAAAATATCATCAAAATCGTTTAAAAATCGGTCGCTCTGAATATCGAGTGTATCTTCTTTCAATTGTTCGTCAAGATGATATCCAACCGCATAATCCTCCAAGTATTCTGTTGCAAATAAATTTTTCTTTTGAATTAAATTTTGAACTGCATTAAAAGAGAGAAAATAGAAACGACCACTACAATATGTCGTCGTAAGAATAGGTAGATCAGGAGGCAATTCAGGGTGTATCCTATTATACATTGAAAAATATGGTTTTAATACATTAATAATTTTTCCGCCATAATTAGGTCGATTGCGACGTTCAATCAATCCTTGTACCATTTCAAAGAATCGTTCATTTAATACTTCTTGGTCATCATCTGTTTTGAATATATACTTAAATTTAAATTGTCGATTAATTGCTTCATATGCGGCAATAACTTTTTGTGGAAGAGAATTATAATCATCTGCTACTCGAACATATAATATTCTCTCTTTCTCTGAGAAGATAAAATCTGTTTCTAAAGAAGGTAAACCGATTACATGATAATAGATTAAAAATGGGGGTAAATTTTGTAACCATGTCATTTTCTGTAAATTTGCTTTATCTTTATATCGAACACAATTCATTATCAATAGAAGATAATCTTGATTGCGTTTTGTTGTCGTCATGATATTATATTATTGAATTAATATTTAAACCGTTAAAAAATACAACAGTTTAAATATTATAAATAATATTAGTATGTATTAATGATTTCAATCACACTATATTATTGTGCAAATGATTACCTTAATGGTATGGGTAAAGGGTTCTATCCCACAATGAGACGAACGTCTACAAAGAAAAATAAATTCGATATTTGTTTCGAATTGACAAAAGAAAAAATATTTGAAAAGCTAATATGGAAACAAGTAAATGGTCCCGTCATATATGGTTTTATTAAAATACATGGAGAAGAACTATTAAATACGCTCAATGATACAATATGTGTAAATGCAACAGCAATATATAATTCTGGTAGAAGACAGATATATCCAATAACAAATAATACAACTTATTATATTTTGGATAATTATCATTCGACAGAGTTATAAAATGCGAGTCCATTCAGGTGGACATAAATCGCAAGTATTATTTTGTTGTAATGCTTCTCCAAACCATTTTTCAGGATAGCATACAATTTTATCTTCATTGTTATTGAAGTATGCCCCCCACCAACTGAATGTGCTATTTGCAATAATATGATGATCACATAAACTCATTAATAGCATTTGCTGCCAATCGGTTATTTCTCCCGGACATCTCTTGAAAGTCAATTCAGGGTTCGTTATTTTAAGTGTAATAATAGCAGATTCCACATAAGATAAGTCGGCGTCTTCACAGAAATATAATATGGTTCCTCCAATAAACGGCTTTAAGTTGTTCTTTATATGATTCAATGCAGAGGCATAGTATTTTATAGGCATAATTGGATGATGTGATTGAAGCTTAATATAGTCGCCTATGCGAAAGTGTAGACTGATTACAACAGCGTCATCCATAATCAGTTGTCGATATATATTCTTTATTGCTTTTTTCTTCTTTGATAAACCAATGATCTTATATATTTCTGCTTTTCTCTCTTTGAAGTATTTTGGAGATTGAAAATATCCTGTTAATAATATATTTTCTGTTTTTGATATTGAAGGCAACGCATTGTAATGAAATCCTATTTCATTGATTCGACGATTTACTTCTTTACAATGACCAGTATATTTCTGTAAAGAAGAGAGAAATGTTGTCCAATACGTATTTCTATCTCCTAACTTCTCATTTGGTGTGAAATCGAATGTTTGTCCTTCTTTCAATGCGTGTGCAATTGTTGCAAATATTTGAAAGAGTTGATTGCCTAATCCACCAGCTAAATGACAGTAAATCATCGATAGTTATTATGAACTATTTAGTTTTTATTATAATAATATTGTAATAAATATTATTATCTTAGCCAACCACACAATCATAATCATAATCATATTCATTTCAAAAATCTGCACAGAAATTAAAAACTGATTCATCCTTCGTCTTATTCGCCAAAGCATAACTACTTACATTGCTTTCAAAGAAGTTAGCCTTAGATTCAATTGATATTAATTCCATCCACTCGAATGGATTAGGAACACCATATACCTTCTCATAACCCAATTGAACGAGTAAACGATCTGCAACGAATTGAATATATTGTGTCATTAAAAGCGAATTCATACCAATCAAACGACAAGGCAATGCCTCGCAAATGAAATCCGTCTCAATATCAACCGCTTCCCGTATTATTTCTACAACTTGTACAGAAGAGAGACGGGATTCCAATTTTTTATAAAGAAGAACAGCAAACTCTGCATGAAGTGCTTCATCCCTCGAAATTAGTTCATTGGAAAATGTCAATCCAGGCATTAATCCTCGCTTTTTCAACCAATAAATGGCACAAAATGCTCCAGAAAACATGATCCCTTCTACACATGCGAATGCGACCAATCGAACAGCAAAACTCGCATCTTTATCAGCAATCCATTTCTGTGCCCATTGCGCCTTTTTCTTAATACATGGAAAATTATTGATTCCTTTAAACAGACGATATTTTTCTTCTTTATTACGAATATACGTATCTATTAGAAGACTATATGTTTCACTATGAATATTCTCCATAGCAATTTGGAAACCATAAAAGGCACGTGCTTCAGCAACCTGAACTTCATTCATAAACCGTAATGCCAGGTTTTCGCATACAATGCCATCACTCGCTGCAAAAAATGCTAGAATTGTAGAAACAAATAGTCTCTCTTCATCTGACAAACGCAGCTCCCAATCATTTACATCTTTAGATAAATCGATCTCTTCTGCCCTCCAGAAACTGTCTACTTGTTTTTTATACATTTCCCATATGTCATCATGTTCAATTGGAAACATAACGAATCGATCATCATTTGGAGTTAATAGTGGTTCGGTTTTATTCATATTCTTACATATATACAAATACTATATTTTTATACTTTAATCGCTTAATATTTCTCTCTTTTTACTTTAAATGGAAGAATTTAATCTTGGTCAAACGATTCAACCTCTACAAAGGGACGACTCTACAGAAAATATGTATATAGATTTACCTTCATTAACACAACAATATGATGATAACAATTATTTGGATATTTATAAACCACAATCACAATCACAATTACAAGAATATATTACTGATGATGATGATGACTTTGAAACAAATGATTATGATATACCCGAATATTTAGAAACACAATTAAATACGCTGAATAATCAATATCAACAACAGCAACAGCAACAACAATTATTGCCTCCTAATATTGTCATTAATGGTCAACAAAATCAGCAACATAAATTATATCCTCCTGATATTATTATTAAACCACAACCACAACAACAACAATATAACAAAGAAGAACAATATAATAATCTTCTGTCTCTCTTTCAAAATCAACAAAGAGAGAAATATACAGCTCAACCTCTAGAAATACTAGACGTAGGAAATCGAGATAATCTTCTTCAAAAAATCCAAGACCAAATTGGATTAAAACGACGCTTTTTAGCAAATAAGCAAAACGATTTAAAAGAATATATTAGCACAAATGAATTTCTTCGAGGTGTAAAAGAAGACTATAGTAAATATAATGATTATATCATGAATGAGAAAAAACAACAGATACAGGCATTCGAAACATTGAAACAGTATAGCGAGGATTTGCGTATGAATGGTGAATTAACACAGGACAAAGTCAGAGAAGCAATTCGAGATCAAAAATATATTATGGAAGAAATGGGGAATTTAAAACAACATTTGAATGAATACACATGTCCTGGTAAATAATATTATGATATTATAATATGAGTGAAAATGATATTGGAGACGAGATAGAACAAAAAATTAACGCTATTTCCGCATCATTAGATCAGACAAGTGGTTTACAAACTACAATGGATGCCGATTTGTCTGAAATAAACGTAAATTTACAACAAATCATGATTGATATACAAAATTCCAAAAATGATATAATATATAAAATTATTCAATGTTGTAAACAAGCAATAGAATTACCAGTCGATAAAGAACAAACTCAAGCAGTATTGACAAAAATTACAACAGATTTGAATAGTCTCATACAAAAATCACAAAATATTGCAAATAAAAGTAATGATCATGTTGGGCTCATTAAACAAACAAATACTCAATTACAAGGTGTTAAAACTTTATTAGCAGATAGTTCTGCATTTATTGATTCATTTAATTGTGAGGATTGTTCTGATTCAGAGAAACTTAAAAGTATTACAAACCTTTCGGGTAGTATAGCAGAAGTTATTATGGATATAAGTATTGGAAGAAAAAAAGCACCAATAGAGGAGATTCTTGGAAAATTTAAAATACAACAAACTCAAATAATAGAAATTTTAAATGATTCGCGATTTTCACGTGAAACTAAAAATAAGCTAATTCAATATTGGATTGCTAAAGGGTTAATTGATCAAATGATAACCGAAGGAAAAATTACTAATTCGAAAATATTTCAGGATGGTATGATTTTTTTAAGAGATGAATATAATAATAATTTAAGAGATGTTCTAGCAAACCAACTAAAAGGTAATTTTGAATTATCTGGTGGTCGTCGCCGCAAATCTCAAATGCGTGGTCGTCGTCGACATAAGAGATCGCTTAAAAGACCACGTAAAAGACGAGGTTCACTGTCCAGTTCTAGACGTGCTCCTCCACGAAGAACGCGCAAATATCGACCCCATAAATACGCACGATAAACTCGTTTCCATGTACGCTGAATAATGCGTATCCAAATCGTTTTAATAATCGATACTTTTTCACCGCCAGATAGTATGATATTTTGTGCTATATCAGGCTTTAAGCCCCTTTTTCTTATATTGAAATAATTACGAATAGTAGGATGTCTAGTAGGTATTCTATGTGATATCTGTTTAATATCATCATAAATCAGGTCGATTAATTGAATTACATATTGTTGATTATTATCTTGACTATCATTTTCATTATTGTCGTCTTCATCTTCATCACTGTCATCTTCATCTGTTGTCTCGCCGTCATTCAAATCTCTAAAAGAATAACAATATATTACGATATAATGCTGTAAAATATCAGGAGAACTATTAATATCTTTTCCATTTATTGCTGGATGAAATAATTCGTTGACAGTCAATTGATAACTACTAGCGTTCATTCTTTGTGTTTAGTTGAATTGTAAGAACAAACTATTTCATTTATAATTCAATTTTATTAAATTATAACAAACATTATATTTTTATTATATATAATGAAATTTAAATCAAAAAGTTCATTGAAACAATATACTAATAAGTTATTGTCCAATAAGTGGTTATCTAACAAATATGTATTATATTCTACATTAGCTCTATCATTATTATTCCTATTATCACTTCTTTTAGCAAATAAAATTGGATTGATAATTGTATTTGCATTGATATCTTATATTATATATTCCTTTAACCACAATATGATTCTTGTGTTGGGATTAGCTTTGATCATTACTTATATTGCGAGTTTAGGGATGAAAGTGAAAGAAGGAATGACAAATTCTGATTCTACCGCAGATACAAAATCAGAGAAACCTACTGAACCAAATACTACTTCTAGTTCGAATAATACTTCAGATTCTAATACTGATCCTATGGCAAAATTAAAAAATTTAACTGACGGATCCAAACCAGAAGTTGTTAAGGATGGCATGGATATAATGAGTAATAAGAAAAGTAATAGAATAGATTATGCTTCGACAGTTGAAGATGCATATGATGATTTGAATAAAATTTTAGGTAGTGATGGGATGCAGAGATTAACGAATGATACACATAAATTAATGGAGCAACAAGTGAAGTTAGCTGATGCAATGAAAAATATGACACCATTAATAGATAGTGCCAAATCACTGATGAGTGGTTTTGACTTTAACAGTTTAAATAGTTTGAGTGGTATGGCACAACAATTTATGCCTTCAAAATAATCACGATTATATTATAATAGTATAATATAATTATGAGTGTAATGAATATAATAGACAGCGCAACTACAAATTATTGTGATGATAAGTGTTCTTTATCATTTAATTATCCTCCAAGTTCTACATGTGTAGTTGGTAATAGTGGACCTTTCTTTCTTTTTTCATATAACATAGACCCTACTTCAACCCCAGTCACATTTAGTAATAGTAAGTATATTGTGGCTCAAATAATATTATTTTCTCCATCTGTACATTTATTTAATGGTTCAACCGCAGAAGCAGAACTTGTTATTTTTCATTATGATTCTGCCAATAGGAACAATCTATTAGAAATATGTATACCAATAAGTTCATCTTCTGGTAAGTCATCACAAGTATTTTCAAATATATTAAATGATGTTGTCGATTACAATATGAATAAACCGGGTGATCAAGAAACATTTTATATCCAAAACTATAATCTAAATGATATTATTCCATATAAACCTTATTTTTATTATCAACAGGGTTCAAATAATATTGTTGTTTATGGAATCCAAAATGCCATTAATGTGCCTGCTAAAATTTTAAATGATATTGCCAACTATATAACTCCATACCCTAGTCCTGAATCTATTTTTCCATATGAAAGTAATTTATTTTTTAATCAAAAAGGACCAGGAGTGTCTGATTCAGGCGAAATTTATATTGATTGTCAACCAATAAATAGTGCTACAGAAACTGTGGAAGTTGCATTTAAAAAGCAAACAATAAGCGGATCATCCGCATCGTCAAATAATACAATTGGAAATATGTTTACCAATTTAGGATTAAATTATACAACTGTTGTAATTATTATTGTCATCTTACTTATTGGTGTAGTATATGTTGCTCTCGCAAGGACAAACTTATTAATTAATACACGTATTTCGAAAAAACCAAAAGGTAATAGTGAAACATTTAAACCATTTATTAATGTTTTAAATAATTATGTATCTCCTGGTGGTGGATTAAGTAATTTATTTACAAATGCGAAACAATAGATTAAATGACTCCATTATAATAGACAGAAGCAGCATCATGTTGTTCATCTAATATAGGTGTAAATGAATATTGTTGTTTATTATCTGGTTCTGTGTTATATTTATGAATAGGTGCTCTTATCTTGACAATTTCCTGTTCCAACGTATATGGATATTTATTATTATTAATCATATCGGCATATTTCTTTTCTTCTGATGGAATGTAATGTAATTTTCCATAAGATCCAGTTTCGATTGTAGATGACGTTAATAGTTTATATGCAACAAAAAATCCAAGTATTCCTAAAATAGGATTACATACAGCAAATAATATAAAAGCAATTAAAATGACGATGATTTTACCCCATATAGTATCAATTAAAATGGCCAATCCATGAGGCATTTTATACCCCATGATTAGATAAATGAAAAATAATATTAGTAATGTCAACTGACCCAGATTTTTTTTTGCGAATAGTTCTGTAAAAGTATTGGTTCCTATATCCATATATCATAATGATATATTTTATTTGGTTCTATTCCAACAAGTATTTTATTAAATTGATATAAATATATTTACAATATAATATATTTATTAAAGACGAATATGACGACAACAACAATGCCAACAATGCAAATAACAATGAATACTTACTTGGGTAAAAAAGGATATACTATTTTAAAAAGTGAATTAACGAGAGAACAATTGATAGATCTGCGATCGAAATTGCTTGTAAAACCTCAAATTATTACGTGCGTTGGTGGAGGTTTTGGTGCAGATATCATATCTTATCCAATTTATCGTGAATCTATCAATAAAATAT